GAAGACGTTCCGGCGAGGCGCCTGCGTAGCGCGATTCGATGAACCGGCCAGCGTCGCGAAGGCTCCCGAACTGCACCGCATCCCCGGGCATCTCGCGTGGGAGTTGGCCTTGCTCGCGCACCATCTTCGAAAGCGCGATGATGGGGTTGCCTTCGGCCTGGCGGTGGATTCGTTCCAGACGGAGGTGCGGGTTCGCCATGAGGGCCCCGGAACCGCCGACGGGTGGTAGCTGCCCGTGGTCACCGACCGCGAGGATCGGGATGTTGAAGCTCCGGAGGTCATTGAGCATCGCGTCGGTGACCATCGAAGCCTCGTCCACGATGATGAGGCCGTAGTCACGATCGAGAACGTCACGCTTGAGCCAGCCATCATTGCCGCAGATTGTGCAGTTGCCGTCCGCGTCTTTCTGTGAGTAGACGAACTTCCGAGTCATCTTCACGTTCTCGGAGTTGACGATGTGGCCGTTCTTGCACGCGCCGTCATCGGTGAGCGCCGTCTCACATTCGGGGCATTCTCGCGTCTCGACGACTTCTGGCTCGCGGCACTCGCACGGTCGGTAGATGAGCGAGTGGATCGTGCCGCAGAAAGGCCGGCCGTCGGAGAACCCGTCCTCATTTGGAGGCTGCACCCCGACCGTATGCACCCCAGCGGCGCGGAGCTTGCGGCGAAGTACGGAGGAGGCTTTGCCGGTGTACGCGCAGAAGGCCGGCAGACCGAACTTCTCGGCAACGAGGGAGACGAGCGTGCTCTTGCCCGAGCCGGCGTAGCCGCCGAGCGTGAGTAGAGCGTGGTCGTCGCGACGCTCCGCCCAGCGGATGATGTTGTCGTAGGCGGAGCGTTGGTCGGGGGAGAGGTCGTTGACGGTGAGGTTCATGACCAGATCTTTCGGGTTTTGAGAGCCTCTTTGGCTAGTCCGACCGCCCCTGTAGACGAGCGAACGGATCGCGCGACGATTGTACGGAAGACGGCGTTGTGAAGTTTGTTTTCAGCGGAAACCGCATCTTCGTATTTGGCTCCGAGTGAACGCGCAGCGACAGATCGGATGTATTCGACACCTTTCTTGACGTCGGCGGGGGACAGATCCCGGCGTTTGCACAACTTTTCGAATTCAAGCTCGTTCATGGTTTCATTCCTTTCCTGCGCAGATGGGTCCAAGTCCAGTGGCGATAGATTCGGGGGTGGTGAGACGACGGCCGCACTTGCCGCAGCGGCCCTCGTGGTAGATGGCGAGTTCGGGGTGCATCTCACCGGCCGCGAGCTTTCTCCAAACCCACGCGAAGGCAACGGCGCTCGGGGCGTCCGAGGCGATGCGACTCTTCCGGCCGTGGACGAAGTTTTGGCCGTTCGGATAGATGCACCCGAGGTAGTCGTAAAAGTCCGGGCCGGTGAGGACCGACACAAAACGAACGTGACCTCCGTCCTTCGGAGCAAGCACACGGTATGTAAACCGAGTGCTCGTACGCCTAGACTGGAAAGTCACGTGGGCGTTGCCCGCGAGCATGAAGGCGACCGTGACGGCCGGAGTCAGAAGCTCCGCGCGAGGGTCAGGGGTCTCTTCCAACATGACTACTTGCTGCATGGTGGGTCCTACGTGCCCCGGAGTCAAAATCTTTCCTTCAAACAATTAAATAAAAAACTTGACCCGCCCGGCGGCGGCCACTACCCTTCCGGGGACGTGGGCGAGCTTTACGTTTCTGCGAGTGAAATCGAGACTTGGGATTTGTGCCCTAGGAAGTGGGCCTTCGTTTACATAGAGAAAAAACGTCTCCCCCCGAACGAATCAGCAGCGCTCGGAACGCGCGTCCACGCCATTCTCGAAAAATGGCTTCGGGACGGGATCGCCCCCGACCTCCTCACCGACGAGGGCGCCATCGCCGCCTCCGGATTGCACCTGCTTCCACCGCCGAGAACCCCGGGGCTCGTGACGGAAGAAGAGTTCCATTTCACCTCCCGGAGGGCTTGGTACAAGGGATATAAAGATTTCCGTTACCGCGACGCGAACGGCCTGCTCCACGTCGGCGACCACAAGACGACGAAGGCGTTCACGTGGGCGAAGAGTCTCGAAGAGATCCTCTGCCACTCGCAATCCCTCATCTACGCGGTTGATGAGTTCCACAAGAATCCGGACGACCAGCGCATCGCTCTCGATTGGGTCTACTACAAGACGACCGGCTCTCGAAAAGCCGAACCTCGGTTTCAGATCGTGGCCAAAGAGGTTGTCGCTGAGATGTTCTTCGAGCATGTCGATCCCGTCGCTGGGCACATCACGATGCTTCACAACTCGACGCCCCAAGGGACGTCGGCGCTCGAATTCGCCCCCGACTTCCGAGCGTGCGATGCCTTCGGAGGCTGTCCGTACCTCTCGATTTGTAACCCAACCCCAACGCAGAAAGTTCAAGCACACATGACCCAGGCAGCAACATCACTCGGCGACAAACTCAAGGCTTTGAAGGCAGGACGCGCTCAGTCGCCCATCCACCCGCCGGAGCACTTCGCGCCGCCCGGAACGGTCCAGCCACCGCAGCAACCGTCGCAGGGGGTCGGGTTCCAACCTCCGCCGCAGATGCCGCCGGGTCCTCAGATGCAGCCGGCGTGGCCGGGGCAGCCCGCGCCCGTGGCGCCGCCACCCCAAGGGTTCGCGTTACCGACCCCCGACGGCGCCCCACAGGGCCAGGCGCCGCTTTTCCCGATGCCGGCAATTGACGCTCAGGCGGCCCAACCACCTCCAGTTCCGTACCAGCCTCCTCCGGTCACGCAGGCAGCCCCTCCGCCGGAGCCGGTAGCGCCCGCCGAGGCCCCCAAGAAACGCGGCCGTCCGAAGGGTGCGACCTCCGCCGTCGCGGAGCAGAAGTCGGGCATCGTCTTGTACGTCGGTTGCGCGCCGATCGGGTCTCAGGTCACGTACGCGCTGGAGTACATCAACCAGGCGCACGACAATCTCCGAGGGATGATGCCGATTTCTCACTACCGAGAGCTCGAATTCGGTAAAGGCCCCGGCGAGCTTTGCAAAGCGCTCGAAAACTTGCTCGGCGTGTGCGAGGTGGAAGGACTCTTCCCGCAGGGCGATGTTGTGCTCGGAAGCACACAGATCGAGGAAGACACGGCGAGTGTGTGGTTCTCGAAGGCCGCCAAGATCGTGAGGGCGTTTCGGTAACCACTTAAATCATGTCCGACCCCCTCGACATCTCGAACGTCCTGGCCGCCGTTGCGGATGCGACGAACGGCGCGCGGAGAAACACCGCGCTTGGACGGATCCGAGAAGCCGAAGGCGTGAAACACACCCCCGAGCTCGACAGGATCTTAATGATCCCACGGCGCGTGCCTCTCACGCCCGATGAGGAGGCCGAGCAGATCGACCTCCTCACGAATCACCTCCGAACCCCGGGCGGAACGATGCGCCTCCGCCCGGTGCAAGCTCAGGCTCTCTTCGAGGCTCACGACAACCGCGGCCTCTTCGGACCGATCCGGGTCTCCGGCGGCAAGACGCTCATTTCGCTCCTCGCGCCGGTCGTCTTCGAAGCCAAGCGCCCGATGCTCCTTGTTCCGGCGGCGCTCGTCGAGAAGACGCGGAACGAAGCTCGGAAGCTCGCTCAACATTGGAGACTTCCGCAATTCCTCCAGATCACGAGCTACCAGGCCCTTGGCCGCGTCTCGGGCGCGGAGCTTTTGGAGCAGTACAACCCCGATCTCCTCATCTGCGATGAGGGACACAAGCTCAAGAACCCGAGAGCCGCCGTCACCCGGAGGTTCGCCCGGTTCATGCAGGGGCATCCCGAAACCGTCGTCATCATCCTGACCGGCACGATCTCGAAGCGGAGCCTCCGAGACTTCGCGCACCTCCTCATGTGGACGCTCAAGCTCCGGACCCCGCTACCTCGGTCGTATCACGAGCTCGAAGCGTGGTCGCTCGCGCTCGACGAGAAGCCGAACGCTATCGTTCCGCCGCTCCACCCGGGGGCGATTCTCAAGCTCGCGACGGATGAGGAAGGGAACCCGACCCAGCGTGCGCGCATCGCCGTCCGACGTCGCATCAACGACACGCCCGGGGTCGTGACGGCCTCTGGCGAGGGGTGCGAAGTAAGCCTTCGCGTACAGGGGCACGTCGTGCCGCTCACGAGTAATGCGGAGCAGGCGTTTCAAACCCTTCGTACGAAGTGGACGACGCCCGATGGCTGGCCCGTGAGCGACGGCTTCGCGGTCTGGCGTCACGCTCGTGAACTCGCTTTAGGTTTCTACTACATGTGGTCCCCTCGACCACCCGACGAATGGCTCGAAGCGAGGAAGAAGTGGTCGGCGTTCTGCCGGAAGGTGCTCAAGAACAATCACCGACACCTCGACTCTGAGATGCAGGTTGCCCGTGCGTGCATCGATCACCCGGAGTGGTACGGGGACGAAGAGTACAAGGCGTGGGCTGCGATCCGGGATTCGTTCAAACCGAATACCGTCGCCGTGCCGTTCGACGACTCCGTCATCGCGAGCTGTCAGCAGTGGATGGCGAAGCACGGGGGCCTCGTCTGGTGTGAACACATCGACTTCGCGCGACGTCTATCTGCAATCACGGGTGTTCCGTACTTCGCGGGAGAAGGGCTCGATGCCGAAGGACGTTCGATTGAAGACTATGACGGCAAGACGGCCATCCTCTCGATCGAGGCGAATCGAGAGGGGAGGAATCTCCAGAGGTATTCGCGGAATCTTGTCGTCTCGGCCATGCAGCAAGGTGATCGTTGGCAACAACTTCTCGCCCGCACGCACCGCGACGGTCAGGAAGCCGACGAAGTGCTCTGCGATGTCATCGTCACGTGCATCGAGCACGTCGAGGCCATGCGCATCGCCCTCAGCGACGCGCAGTACCAGGAAGACATCACAGGCGACCGTCAGAAACTCTTGATGGCCGACGTCATCATGCCGGAGACCACGAGCTTGAAAGGAGCGATTTGGAACAGGTGAACTTAGTCGCGAGCTGCACCTGACTTCGGTCACGTCCAGCTCGCGGGAATCTTCCCGTTATTTCGAACGAGGTATCAAAAATGATCGACTGGAATGGAATTGGAAGCGCACCGATTTTCGAACGAGGAACTTACTTCAACCCGGGAAGGTACAAGCTCAAGCTCCTTCGGTGCTTGAGTAAGGAAACGCAGAAATCAGGAACGGCGTTCATCGCAGAGTTCGAGGTCATGGAGAGCGACAATCCCGCTCACCAGATCGGAAGCAAAGCGACGTTCTTCGTGAAGATGGGAAGCGTTCAGGACAAGCAAGTCGGTTTCTCGAACATCCTGGAAATGATGGCGGCGATCCTCGGATTCGACGTCAAGAACGCTGCACACGTGAGCCAAATCGATCGGGAAGTGCGACCCACGCTTGCCGCCATGATGACCGCTCTCGAAACGCAAGGTACGGGTGTTCTGCAAGGGCGAGAGTTCGTCTCGGTCGAGTGTCGGGTCACTCTCACGAGGCAGCAAAGGGAGTTCACGCTTCACACGTGGTCTCCCTGGAGGCCCACGCAGGACTGGCGGCCGACTCCGACGCCCGCCGTCGCGACGATGCCGCAGAGGTCAGCGCAGCCTCAGCAGCAAATGTCCGCGCCGCCCTTCGCGAGCGCTGCGTTGCCTCAGCAGGCTTACCCGCCCGCTCAGGCTCCTCAGCAGCCGGTGTACCCACCACAGTACCCGCCTGCTCAGGCTCCGCAGCAGTACGCGCCGCCTCCGGCCCAGCCCCAGGCGTTCCCATCGCCTCAGCAGGCACCTGTCGCGGCTCCGGGACAGCAGCATCCGTATTGGATGAACCAGCAACGGTGAAAGAGAGACCCCACCCCGGTGATCCCGGGGTGGGGACCCCTAATGCAAGCCTTCGACACCGAGACGTTTCCGATTGAGGACGGCAACCTCGCGCCCGACCTCGTCTGCATTTCGTTCTCGGATCAGGAGTTCAACTCCCGGCTCTATCACGCGATCGACGGCTCCGCGACGTTCGAGGCGATGGCGGACTGCGCGCTCGGGAACAACACGCCGATCGTCACGGCAAACGGCGCCTACGACATGGCCGTGATGCTCGCACACGATCCGGAGCGACTCAGCGATCGGATCTGGACGCTCTACGACCGTGGCCTCGTGCGCGACGTCATCATGCGCCAGAAGCTCATCGACATAGCTCACGGCTGCTACCGAGGTTTTCGTCGCGACGCGGACGGCAAGACGTACAAGATCGGGTACAGCCTCGCCGAGCTCACGAAGAGGCACCTGGGCGTAGAGCTCAGTAAGGGTGAAGACACCTGGCGCCTTCGGTACGGCGAGTTGTACGAGCTTCCGCTCTACCGATGGCCCGTGGAGGCACGTGAGTATGCTGAGAACGATTCGGTAGCGACGATGGGCGTCTATCAGGCTCAAGAACCTGAGGCGCAGCTTCTTCTCGACGAGCCTGCCCGGTGTCGAACGGCGTGGATGCTCCACCTCATGTCCTGTTACGGCCTGAAGACAGATCCAACGGCCGTCGCGGCTTTCGTGAAAACGACAGAGGAGAAGGCGGCAGCGATCAAAAAGATCCTCGTGAAGTACGGACTCCTTCGAGAGAGTGGTTCGCGCGACACGAAGATGGCCAAGGCGCGCATGATTGCCGTGTGCAAGGATAAGAACATCCCGATCGCGGATACGGATAGCGGCGACGTCGCCCTCGACGACGCGACCTGCAAAGCGACCGGAGATCCGGTGCTCTGCGACTACGCCGACTATTCGAGCTTGGCCAAGGTTGTCTCGACGGACATCCCGATTCTGCTCAAAGGTGTGAACAAGCCGATCCAGACCCGGTTCGAGCCTCTTGCCGAAACAGGGCGTACGACGTCGAGCGCCCCGAACGTTCAGAACATCAAACGGCTCGCCGGCATGCGCGAGTGCTTCCGACCTCGCCCGGGATTTCTCTTCGTGGACGCGGACTACGGTAAACTCGAGCTTTGCACGTGGTCGCAGACGTGTCTCTGGGCGCTCGGGCGTTCGCGAATGGCAGAAGTTCTGAACTCGGAGGATGAAAACGATCCTCATCTTGACTTCGCGGCTCAGATCCTTGGCATCACATACAAGGAAGCAAAGGCGCGAAGCAAGGCCGGCGATAAGGAAGTTGACCAACGGCGTCTCGTCGCGAAGGTCGGAAACTTCGGGTTCCCTGGAGGACTCGGAGCGGAGAGCTTCGTCTCCTACGCGGCGTCTTCGTACAAGGTGAACATCACCATCGACCAAGCCAGAGAGTTGAAACGAAATTGGTTACGATCGTGGCCGGAAGCGAGGCCGTACTTCGATTGGGTCGACAGCAAAACTCAAGGACGGGGTGGTCGGATCTCGATGCAACGCTTCGTGACCGGGGCCTGGCGGTCCAACATGTCGTACACGGTCGCGTGCAACGATCCGTTCCAGAGTCTTGGAGCGACGGCAGCGACGTGGGCCGGGTACGACCTAGCACGAGCTTGCTACCACGACCGGAGCCACATTCTCTTCGGTTCTCGTCCGGTGAACTTCATCCACGACCAGTACCTTGTGGAAGTGCTCGATGACGAGCTTGCGCACGAACGTGCGATGGCTGTAGCAGAGATCATGGTCGCGGCGGCAAAGCGTGCGATCCCTGACGTCACGCCGAAGGTCGAGCCGCTCCTTTGTCGGTACTGGAGTAAGGACGCGAAAGCGGTCTACAAGGACGGGAGACTCGTGCCGTGGCCCTCGTAGCAATCGATCCAGGCAAGGTGACGGGCGTCGCAATATTCGACGGTAGTGATCCCGACATCACTTTCACGGTTCACCGACTCAAGTTCGCTGGGGTTTGCGCAATCGAAGAGTGTCGAGGCTTCATCGAGAGCGCGGCGCCTCACAGACACGATCTGTCGATTCATGGCGACTGCATCATCGAGGTTCCACAGATCTACCCAGGCCAGCAACAGAAGGGTGATCAGAACGACCTGATTGATCTGGCAGTCACCGTCGGGAGGTACGCTGAGTGCGCCGCCTCGTACGGTTTTCGGGTCACGTTAGTCAAGCCCCGCGCGTGGAAAGGACAGCTCCCGAAGGACGTGTGCTGGCAGCGCGTGCGAGACACACTCACGGCTCACGAACGTTCTGTGCCGGAGCAAATCCCGAAGTCTAAGGCCCACAACATGCACGACGCGATCGGGCTCGGAACTTGGTTTCAAAAAAGGTGGAGATGATGACGTTACTCAAGTGGTTCGAAAAAACACAACCCGATGGTGTGTCGAGGACAGCCTACGCCGAACAGTTGGCGAAGAAGTCCCGAGGCAAGATCTCGATGTCCACCATTCTAGGCGCGCTCAGAGGACAGAAGGTCGCGAGCTACGCGAAGGGCAAAGTCCTGAGTGATCTCACTGGAGGGAAAGTCCCCGTGCTGGAGATCATTGCCCGTGAGTGACAAGGAAGTTCAGGTTCGGCGTCCTCCAGATTTGGAGACTGCAGAGACACTCTCGGCGCTCTCGGCACACCTTCAAGATCTTCCGTGTAACGCCGACACATATCCGGGGATCTGTGAAGCACTCATCGACGTCAAGGCTCGAACGAAAGTTCTGTCGGACCAGCAGGAAACGATCCTCAAGCCTCTTCGTGAGGTCGAGCGTGCGGTTCGAGAGTGGTTCCGAGCTCCTCTCGACACCTACCGCATGATCGAGAACGTCTTGAAGCAGCGGGTCGTCGACTATCAGAAAACGCTCCGTCAAGAGAAGCAGGCCGCTATCGAGGCAGCCGGACGGGAGCCCACGCCCACGGCGATGGCGCAGCTTACGGCGCTCGCGGCCCCGCCCACGCCCACGGCGATCTCGTTTCGGAAGACGTGGGACTTCGAGATCGTCGATCCGAACTTGGTGCCTCGGGAGTACCTGCTCATTGACACAGTCGCGATCCGGAAGGTCGGCGTGGCGACGCAAGGGAAGGTTCAGATCCCTGGCGTGCGTTTCTTCCAGAAGGAAGGGGCGGCGGTTGGATGACAACATGTAGCCGCTGCGGCGAGCAATACGACGACAATTCCAGCGAGGCGCACGAATGCGCCGACGAGGCTACGGAACGGCGACTCTCGGATCTTGAGGAGACCGTCGAAAAACTGCAACAGAAGATTGACTCGTTGGCTGGGTTGCAGGAAGGCATTACGCTCAAGCTCGAAGAAGGTGAGCGTCAGATGGTTCTGATGGCTCTCGCGCACCTGGCCGTCGAGCGTCCAGGATGGGATCACGCGTTGTCCGGTATTGCCACGCGCATCGACAATATTCAAGCGGGGCGCCCTGTTCTCTTCGACTCGTTCAAGGAAATGAAACCGAAAGGAATAGTCGTCGAGTCGCCTGTACAAGCCTGGGTCCGCGCCGCCACGCTCATGCGCTCGGCAATTCAAACGCACGGGAAGCTCGCCGACGACGACCCGGCGTGGGGGATCGACATTCCAGAGTACCGGCCGCCGGAGGGAGCGTAACCGTGTTGCTCGTTCCTAAGTTCGAGCGTTGCGACAACGCCATCGTAGAGTTTCTCGACGATCTTTCGCAGCAAGGGTACTCATCGAACAGTATCCAGATGGCGCTGGGGCACATCGTCGGTTCTTGTGGGTTCGACAACAACTCCTCGTCTTTTGCTCTAGGTAAGCATCAAGGGGAGGTGGCAAGAGAAGCCCGTTTGACGAAGGAGTTGGAAGATCTACGATGACCGAAACACTCATGCTCAGGATCGAAGGCTTCTGCGATCTGGAAGATCACGGCAAGAAAGAAGACGGCACCGACGACATTCGGATCAACCGCGGCTACAAACTACAACTCGCGTTGAACCACCAGCTCATCGTCTACGAAGAGACGCTACCGCGAGATTCGGTGCCGGTTGATCCGACGGCGTATCTCGTGAGGCGGATCTCCGAGGCGCTAACGAGAAGTCTGCCGCAGATCGATCCGCGGCTCTAACTCACTACGGGTACCCCGCTCGCCGCCGGTTGGGGAGTAAAGCAGATGGCGGCTTCATGATGGTCAAGCCGGAAGACCGCAAAATGGTAGCCGGTACCGCGCCCGTTTCAACTACACGCCAGGAACGTCTCACAGTCCTTTGCTTCGGTCACGCAATCGTGCGGGAGCGGCACCGAGCTCCGCGTCTCCTCGTCCTTGCAGTCCTGGAGGAGCGTATCGAGATGCATGCCGCACCCGCCGAGCTTCTTCACGTTCTCGACGGCGCTCTCGCACGTGCCGCCGTGCGGCTGAGGCTCGGGTGTGTGCACTATGGGCCCCGTCGTGACGGTGCAGCCTGAAACAAAGGCCGCAACAAAAGCGACAATGAGGAGCACGAATAGTGTAGCTAGTAATGGGTAAAAAATGATTTTCATCCGACCTCGTGTACAACGAAACCAGCGCGAGCTTCGGCGATTCGCGCTCGGGAGATGCGTGCGAGGTTCCCGGTACCCCACGGGATCCAAACCCCATTGATGAGACGCGGGCGCCAGTAGTTACCGATCATCGCCTCGCCGTCGTGGAACTTGTGGCTCGTCATTGGTACGAGGTGGCCGCCGAGTGTCGGGCCCGACTGCGCTCCGATGATCCCGTTCCCGGTAAAGTCGGCGAAAGCGCGATCGACGTTGAGAGCGATTAGCGGGAAGTGCCCGCGATCTTGAGCCACAGCCAAGGTCGAGAAGATCTCGTCTCCGGTGCCGAGCACGATGCTCACTGTGAGGTTGTGGCGTTGGCTATCGACGCGAGCGCTCCACGGCGGGCGCTTACACGGATCGAACCCGGGCGTCTCCGGGTTCCAGAACTTGTACTCGCACGCGCCGCTGTTCTGGAACGAGTCGAGGATCTGTCCGAACGACATTCCCTCGTCTGGCAGAATGGCGTTGGGATCCGCGGCTTCGTACGGATACTTCGCGGCGAGCGCTGCATAGTGCCGAGGGTACGGAGATGTCTTTACACCTGTGAACGCGTACTCCGCGTAAGAGCCGCCGTGACTGCAACACGTGTTTTTGCGTTGGTAGAGATCAGTCCACGGCGCTTTACTCATCGAGCCATACGGTTGAGGTGTGTCGACGCCGAACAGATCCTCGTAGCCCGGCAGAGCACGCGGCTCGTCGGGCTTCCACCCCATGGGACGGTCGTCGAAGCTCACTTGCATTCCTCCACCCACGAACCCGAGGCAGCATCGGCGATTGTCTGCGCAGTGATCGCGATGGCTACCATCCCGAGGCCGCCGACTGCGAGTCCTATCCTGATCTCCTTCTTGTCCTCCGGGATCGGGAGCGCCGCCAACCCCGAGCCGCCACCGACGAAGGCTGCCCCCTTGGCGACCCCGCCGTAGAACTGCCGGCGGTCGTCGAGCGTGATGCAACGCTCGGTGGGTGGGGGCGCCGCGCCGACGAGCTGCCCGCGGTCCTGCATGCCTGCGATCTTGGCCTCCTCGAAGGAGCCGGCGCAGCCGGTGGTTGTCAGGAGGGCGAGCAGAACGAGAATGTAGCGTGCCATCTAGGGCAGAATACCACAGCGTCCGGCCGCTCAGCCTGCTACTCTAAGTTGCAGGCTTCAGGTGAACGTGATCGTCGAGGACGTCACCGGCACCGCGAGCGCCAAGCTCAACGTCCGCGAGAAGAATCCAGAGAGGAACGTGGGTGTCGGCACCGTGTGTGGAGAGAGCGGCGGGTCATCCGGTGGTTGCGCAGTCATCGTTTCTAGGAATTGCGCGAGCGGTCCGGCGAGCACGATGTCCGATGGTGGAAGCGCGGGGCTCGATGTGATCCGGAACGCGCCCGTCGGTTGCTCGATGACCGGTCCGCCCTTCCCGCGCAGCTCAACTGTGTCGTACTTCCGAAGATCGAGGCCCGTGTACGTCTCGGTGAGGCCGATGATCTTCTTGGAGATCGAAGCAATCGTGTAGACCTTTCCAGGCTGCGAAGCGAAGAGTATCGTATTGCCGGCGGAGAGCGAGCCGGTCTGATCCTCTGCGGTACGAACGCTCTTGCTTCCGGTCGTGACGAGAAAGTCGCCTTCGAGTTGCGGGAACGAGCTCTGCTGCCCGGCGAGAGCGAAGTAGCTCGGTGGCAAGTAGACGAGGTGCCGATCGATGAGGAGTTGAGCTTCGTCGACCAGTTCCGGGAACTCTTCCGGAGTCATGGTCGCCTCGATCGTCTGCACGTCTTCCGAAACTTCGGCGATGGTTATTTGACCGACGCTGTTCCTGAACGCGCCGAACGTGTTGACCACCACGGCGGTGATAGACGCGACGTCTATGGTTCCGCCATCGAGCGTCACCATGTTCGGTCTGCGTCCGGTGAGGTATGCCGTCACGGTGGCAGTGTTGCCCGCGGAGTCACGGTAGGAGATGTTGATCGAGCGGCAGCCTGGTCCCGCTGTAATAATCGGCGTTGTCGCTGCGCCGTTCGTGTCCAAGTCAGATGACGAGTACACGGCGATCTTCACCGCAGGCGCTATGACCTCCTTGATTGCCGGAGTGTTCGTCGTGCGGCCGGTGAAGGCGGGCGTGATCGCGATCGTCGTGTCGGTGAGCCCCGTAACCGTGTAGTAGACGCCCGGCTGAGACTGGAACTCTACGGTGTCGTTCACGTTGAGCGACGGTTTCATCGTCGCCGTTGTCGCGACGGAGAGCGAGCCGTTCGTCACGAAGAATGATCCAGGAAGCGCTTTCTTCGTGCGCAGCGGATACGGAAGCACGGGAGGCGTTGAAGTACGCGGGTGACATGGAAACGGCGGCGGCGCTTTCGGCCCTGCGACGTTGGCGGTCATGTTGAGCGTCAGGGTGCGCTTCGCAGTGCTCGTCGTCGGCGTCGACATCACGTCACTCACGACGGTGAGACCGAAGAGCTGCCCGAGCACCGGATCGGTGGTCGCGTTCACGTACAAAGGAACGGCTGCCATGGCAGCGGAGATGCCCGCCGACGCGTAAGGCGACCCAGTGGTGTCAACAGTCCACGCGAGGATGATTCGATCCGACATTGGGGCAGGATACCATCCCCCCGGCCGTCTCCTGACAGAGGGGACGTGCTTTTCCGAGCCCCGTTCAGAAAACCGTCCCGTCGCCAGCTACGCCGCCGCTCGATGCGCCGTCGGAAAGGCCGCTACTGGCGAGGTTTTGCTGCGAGCGCGGGGCTGTGCGATTGAGAGTGCAGCAGGCTCTTGCGCAGTCTTCGGGGGCTGTGCGATAAGGTATGGTTATCAGACAAGCCATGGTCGACAAGCTCGTTTTACACTCTAGCGGTAAACCTCTTATTCGCCTGAGCGACGAGCTTGCAGTGCTCGATCGACATGCAGATGAAGCGGCCGACGCAGCCGTCCCCGAGAACACGCGGATCGCCTACGAGCGGGAATTGGCCTGCTTCGCCTCCTGGGCGGCCCGTCACGGCTTGGAGGTCATGCCGGTCGCCCCAAAGGCCCTTCGTGCCTACCTCTTCGAACTGGCGGAGCGTGGACGCGATCCCGCCGATCTTGCGAGCGGCAGACGTCCGAAGGGGCCGCTCGGCTACAGCTCACTTATTCTGGCGCTCTCGGCTATCTGCCGCAGCCACCGGAAGTCAGGTCACCGAAGTCCTTGGGATGACCCACTTATTGTGGAAACGCGCAACACGTTTGCGCGCCTCAAGGGCACGGCCCCCAAAAAGCAAAAGCACGACCTCGGTGTAACAGGGGACGCGCTCCTTCTGAGCGTTTGCGACCTAATAAGTGACGACGTTCGAGGAGTTAGAGATCGCGCCATGCTTCTCATTGGATGGCAGGGAGGCGGGCGTCGTCGCAGTGAGATCGTTGCCGCACGCGTGGAGCACTTCCGCGACGTCGAGGGGGGCATCGAATGGACAATTCCGAGGAGCAAGGCGGATCAGACGGGCAAGATGCTCCGGGTGGCCCTCACTCCCGCCTCTGACGCTCGCTACTGTCCCGTGCAGGCCCTTCGACGCTGGTTGGCCGTGTCGAAGATCGAGCGGGGTCCTGTGTTCCGTGGGGTCGAAATGGCGACTGGCGTCATCAGGCCGGAGGCGCTCGCCGCCGTCGGCGTCGCACGTCGCGTACAGCACTACGTACGAAAACTAGGGCTCGACCCGAAGGACTTCGGTGCGCACTCGCTGCGGAGCGGTTTCGTCACGAGCGCGTACAAGCTCGGACGGAAAATGCCCGACATCATGCAGGCGAGTGGGCATCACGGCATTGTAGAAGTCATGGGGTACATCAGACGTGCAGGGCTCGTGGATGAGTCGGCAGGACGCGGGCTGCTCGATGAAGCACTCGCGCGTCGGAAGGAGAAGACATGATCGATTTCGGTTACTGGTTAGAGCGCGGTCTCTCTCAGCCTCCGATTTGTTTGTCTCCGATCATTCCGTCTGCGGATGAGATGAATCGCGCTCGTAAACGAGACGAAGGAATGCGTCAAAACGCAAAGGTCTACTTCGCCCGAAGACAATCAGACGGTGCGATCAAAATAGGAACCTCTACCTACGTACCAGGACGAATGTGCGCGATCACTCGACGGGATCCGGTAACACTACTCCTCGTGATCGATGGTGGGTTCCAGGTAGAAGCTCTTCTACATTGGTGTTTCGCTTCGGCACGTGTTCATGGAGAATGGTTTCTTCCAATTCCGGAACTGCTTGCATACATTAAGGAAAGCCGGTGACCCCCACCTTCCTCTTCGGCACTTTCTTTGGTTTCGTGTTCGCGTACTTGCTGCGCATCGTGCTCGGCAGCATCGGCATCCATAGCATGCGCTCGCGAGGGTTCTGCACACAATGTGGACGTAGAGCTCCAGCGTTCGCTGAGTACACCGTTGATCTTGAATCAGGGAATCGGTGCGCCGCGGTGTTCTGCGAGCCGTGTTTCATGTATTCGGCTCAGGTCAGTCGAGAGAACCCGCCACCGTGGAGTAAGCGATGATCTACTGGTACTTTTTCTTCGCTCTTCTGACCGCCGGGTACAACAGCAACGAGTTCTTCGCCAAAGAAACCCGAAAGACGCTCCATGTGCAACTTGCTGAAACTGGAGTCGGTGAAGAGATTGTCTGGATTGGGCTCATGGCGATCCTCGCCATGATCTCACTCGCGTGGCCTGCCTACTGGACGCTTTGCGCAATCGGATGGGTTGTGCGGCGACGGATGCGTGGACCGAAGTAGATGCATGGCCCGCCGCGACGGCGAGCCGATCTTCAGCACTGCTCGTTGCGGCGAGGAAGCGACGCACTACTCGCACGTCGGCCGGCGGTGCGCGCGGCACGCTGAAGAACTACGAGCCGCACTACGGAGCCCGAATACACTTGGGAGCATCCTGCACGGCGGCGCGTACTCCGAAGAGGAGATCGCACGTATCGTGGTGCCGCTCGCTTAGGCGCGCCGATAGCGGACCGCTTCCGGCCCTTTCTTTTCCAGAGCGTAAATTCCGACGGCTGCGGCGACGAGGATAGCCCCAGCGATCCACGTGGCGGAGTTGTCGGTCGGTTGCTGCGGGGTCGTGAGTGATTCTGCTTCGAGCATTACGCCACCTGTAGCCAGTTACTGCCGTCCCAGTTCCATTGATGTACGGCACCGAAGTACCCTCGTCCCTGCGTGGCGTCGAGGTACGCCGCGCGCTCGGCGAGGGCCGCGTCGTCGGAGAGCCACCGGGGACCCTGCTGCGCTGTGAGTCGTCCGTCGGCGTAGACCGCGAACCAACGATAGGCGGGGCCCCCGGCGCCTACGCCAGCCACAACGCCCGCCTGCTTCGGGTAGGGCCCGTAGCGTCGGTCCTGGCCCGGAGGCGTCTTGGCAACCACCTGAGAGGCCGCCGGAGCCGCTTTCGGGGGCGCGGCCTTGATTGGGGAAGCGGCCGCGGGGGGCGCGGGCTTGGGTGGAGGTACTTTGAGAGGTACCGCTTTAATCGGGGAGGGTTTTCCGACGACGTTCGCGAGCCAAGGCTTCGTAGGCTCTTGAACTTTGACAGCGGCGTCGAAACCTTTCTGGAGCTCGGCGGTGAGACCACTTCGAACGGCCTGCAACGCTTTCTCGCTTATGTTCTTCTGGTTCACGAGACCAGAAGCGATCTTGAACCCCTGCTCGACCTCGGGACTTGCCTTGAGCGTCGCGAGTGCGTTCTTGAGCGTGGGGTTGTCCGTGACCATCTTCGCGCCTTCGGCTAGCACCTTCTGTATCTGATCGCTCGCCATGTTCGCGAGTCCGTGCGCGATTGCGGTCTGGATCTTCTCACCTGTCGCGACGGCGGTACCGATGTCGTACGCCTGACGTGCCGGGCCTTCGGGAATTGCGTTGCGCGCGGCTTCGATCATCGCCTTCGTGACATTTTGACCGGAGAGTACCTTCGTCGCCGTGTCGTACGCAGCGAGCGCGACTGCTCCTCCAGGGATAGCAGCACGGATAGCTGCTTTTGCGGCCTCATCGATGCTCTTACCTTCTGCGAGAGCAATGCCGCCAGCAATCGCCGCCGCGGCCGTCGTACCGATACCGGGCACGAACGCGATGACCGCTTGTGCGTACGGAGCCGCGTCCTTGATAATCTTCATCTGCGCTTTGGCAGCGTTGATGAAGACGTGATCGAGGCGTTCCCCGGAAGCGATGGCTTGAGCAATATCGAGCGGAGCTTTTGCCGCCTCACCGACGATGTTCGCCACGTCGACTACAATGTTTGCAGCTCCACTCGCAACGGCTTCAACGTCATCGAAGAACGTCTGCTTTTTTGGGACTGCGTTCACCGCGTTTTTGACGAGCGCTTCGGTCTCTGGTCCACCTCGCGGTGGTGCTGCGGGGGGACCGTTGTCCGGCCCTCGTGCTTTAATGAGGTAGAAGTTGATCAGCCCATGGGCTGTATTCCAATCCATTTCATCGGCGCGGGACGGTTTGCCTCCGACGATGTTTCCTCGTTTCAGGATGTCGTTCGCACGCTGAGCAAGGGCTCTCAGGATCGTGATTTCATTTGACGTAGGGGCACGACGCTGATCCTGGGTAAACTCGGCTACCAGTTCTCTTGCTGGCGTGTTCCAACCGGCGATTGTGTTTACCGTTGTTGAAGTCCCGACGCCGAACAGCACGCTCGTATGGCATTGAGAGCCAGAGAGAAAAAGCGACTCGGTCTGCATCAAAGGAGAGTACACCATGATAACCAATCTTTCAGATTATTTAACGATTACGCACACCTACGAGCTGAGCGCGCTTCACCTTCGTACGACTCGCGATGGTAGACAATCTCAGCGCTAGTCATGGCTATCTGTCCGAGTATCAAAGCCCGAAGATCTTCATCGACTGGGTTTGCTTCGTGCTGTGCGCCGATGAGCGGAAGCGGTTGGATGAGTCGGTTGTGGTCCAGATCCCACGGCTTTGGGGCACCACCCGGAGCCGTCGGGTCGAACGGGCCACAGCGGTACTGCCAGATGACTGGCTTGCGTCCGGCTGGTGATGCAGGCGTCTGATTCGGAGTGAAGTGCGCGATCCAGAGTGGATTCTCCAAAATCCACAGCGGAGATCCGAGGAGTCGAAAGTCAGCTTGCGTGATGTAGATCATGCACGCGCCCCACTCCTTCTTCACTCGGTCGACTAGCTCCTTGAGGTCGGGCTCCCAAGCGGTCGATACTGGAGTGCCAGGGTCGGGGATCGGATCGAGCTCGACATCGATTGCGGGGATAATGTCACCGTCCCCGATCTGTACGACGTCGGACACGAGCTTCAACATCTTGAAGTGGTCGTTCACCGGCTGCGACGGGCGATAGAACTGGTAGAGGCCGGTTTTGATACCGAGATCTCGGGCCTTCGAGACGTGCTCGATAGCTTTACGGTCGCGGAGGGCCCCGCCGTACGACGCGCGACAGATGACGAAGTCGCATGACGCCTTGATGCGTGCCCAAGGCGGGTTCGTGTTGTGGTGAGAGAGATCGACACCGAAACCTATCGAATCCACGCGAACCTTCCCTTCCGCGCGCTGTAGGCGCCGTAAGCAGCTCCAAGAGCGAGTGCGAACGCTCCAGCCCAGAGTGCGCCGTGTCCCGAGACGGTCGGAGCGCGGAACTCCGGGTGCTCGTGCAGGTAATAGGCGTCGTTCACTGCGGCCTGCACGACCTGGAGCTTCGAGAGATACCCGAGCACTCCAGCGATATCGCCGAGCGTGAAGTACCCTTTCTTGTTCGGATCGAAAACTTTCTGGTTCTGTTCGTATTCCGCACTCGGCGCTGAGAAGACGACGTCCCCCGGAGAATGAGCGCGCTTAAGGGCCGCTTGGCTGAGCTGCGCCACCATCAACTTAGCGGCGGAGTCGATGGTCCCGGATCGCGTGGCATCGCGCCAGTAGTTGAAGATGGGACCGGAGAGTTGCGCGCTTGCCGGCCAGGATTTGTACTCTTCGGGTGAGACGCCAACGTAGTTCGAGAAGGTGCTGCGGCAAAATTGGTTCAGACCAACGCACCCGCTAGGGTTCGTCGCGGCTGGGTTGAACTTGCTCTCCAAATAGATGACGGCAAGAACCCACTCGGGACGGATGCCGAGTTGATTGTTGATCTTCCAGAGCGCGTCAGATGTCCCAGGCTGGTCAAGCGACACGGCGCGCCTCCTCAGAAGCGGCCCATGCCCAGTCTCGATACCCGTCCTGGGTCGGGTGGAGATGATCGCCTGCCATCGGGAGGAACTGCGCAGTCACGACAGGTACCCCGAGTGAGGCTATCATGTCGTGAGCCGGCGTGTTCACGGTTGCAGGCGGCTGGATCCACACGACCTTCGCGCCCATCGCCTGGAGAGTTTGGACGATGCGCTGCGCGTTTGCGGCGCTCGGCGCGTTTCCGTCGTTCACCCCGAGAGACACCAGTACTACCTCAGGGGCGAACGTCGACAACCAAGACGGGATCTTCGCCTGATAGGTGTTCAGACCGACGATGCCGGAGCCTTTGAACGCCGAGAAGCCGGGACCCATGAACGGCGTGAGCCCAACGGCGTACGAGTCTCCGAAGAGCGCGACGCGCGGTGTCTTCACCTTCTCGTGAGCCTTCTTACTAAGAACCAGATGCGTCGTTACGACCGCAACGGCGGCCCCTCCTACAGTGAGAGACTTCCAGTGATCACGCCAAGCCACGTGGTCACCGACCCAAGATCCCGATCACGGCAACCCAGGACCCTACGAAGTGATCGTTGTCTGGCAAGTAGGTCCCGATCTTGTGGCCCTCACGAGCGTACACGGTGAATCGGATCTGAGTGACTCCGGTCGTGCTGCACAGCACGCGAAAGACGCAACCTTGCGTGACTGGGATACCTCCGAAACACTGCATCCCGAAAGGAGGTGTCGTCTGAGAGACGCCGTTTACGACCAACTGGATTTGCGGGTAGTCGCTGCTTCCATTGTTGCTCATCGTTCCGAGGAACGTGATGTCAACATACGTGCCGGCTTCTTGTTGCGGAATGTCGAAACCCAGCGCCGCGCCGCCGTCCTGTACAAGAAACGGGATCGGGTCGGGAATGTCTGGGTTGAGGTTGACCGGCACTTCGAATTTGCCGGTCGAATGTGATTCGAACGATAGCGGCAGCACCGAAGGGATCACCGGGGAGAACTTCGCCTCCGGGTACGTCTCCCGGGAGCGTTGTCCTGGTCTCCCGATGAGTGATCCCATGGGGCCTTAGTACGCGACGAGTGTAGCGGGCCCTACCTGTGGAACGGCTGCCGCGAGAAGCTCCGAGGCGGCCAGCGTGATCGCAGGTAGGTTACTACCGAAACTCGCGGTGCCTCCTACGAAGAACCCGACTGCGGACGTGTACGCGAGCTGCACCGTCGCTGATGTGGCACCGCCTGGTATCGTGACCGCTGCGTAGCAACGGAACGGGGTGCGGAGGTAGAAGTCACCTTCGACAATAGAGAGAACGTTGTTACTTTCTTGGAGCGCGTTCTCGATCCAAAAGAACCCGTTACCGGAGGCGTAGTTCGTGGCGCCGTTGAAGCTCACGACGGGGAGCATCCGTTGCAGCCCCTTATCTCCCTCTGGAAACCCGGAGGTTAGTCCTGATGCGTCGACCACGAGAATATTCCCGGGGGTGACCCCAGGAAGAACCACTTGAAGAGGTGCTGGCACCATTGCCGCATCACGCTTGATGGTGTCAGCAAAAGCGACGCTTGGATCTTGGGTGATCGACACCGTAGGCATGTCGAAACCTGTCTTCACGAGCGCGCTTCCGGAGATGACGGTCATCGTTCGAGGTTGTGGGTACGCTTCACGAGACTTTCCGCCTCTTGGTCCAGTGATGTGCATCGGTCTACCTTTCGATCAATCGGAGATCGGGTTGATGAACCGGAGCGAGACAGCCGAATCCTTCGGTCGTGACGCGTGTGAAAATCCAGAGTAATCCGAGTCGTAGTGCGGATTGTCCCCTGTGTTCGTGTGTACGTTTCTGTTGTTCCGCTTCTCGTTGTAGAAAGCGAAATCGATGAGCGACCGGGGGGCTCCGTTCTGCGAATGACCACCCTTTGCTTTGAGTGTCTTGAGTTTCTTTCTCATGATTCTTCTCCGTCTTCTTCCTTCAAACCGCCTAGCAGCAGTAACAGAGCCGCATCGACGGAGAGAGCCAAAACACTAATCGCGAAACCTCCGAGGAGGATATCGAGCGCTCTGCCGTGCCCGAAAATGATGAGCTGGAACGTTCCTGCCCAAGCCCCGACCCAGAATCCCGTGCATTGGCTGCATTCAAGGAGTCCTGGCCAGAGTCGCCTTCCCTGCTCGAAGATCGTTCCGCGAACGATGATGAGGGTCAGGCCGATGAGGGCGATCCAGATCACGTCCCGAGCGAACCTCCTCGGTCGAAGACCCAGTCGTTGGGCCCGGTCAAGAACCGAGCGACCACGAAGCCTTGCTGCCCCGACGCGATCGTCGCGATGATGTTACCGGCGTTGTCTTTGACGTCGTATTTCTGAGCAGCGAAGTCTCTCTTCGTGATGCAGATTGTGTCGCCGTTTTTCTCACCGCCGCCGAGCTTCAAGGTTGCGGATCCGTCGCCTGTCTGTCCATCGACGGAGTAGTGATTACCGGAGAATGCTCCGCGGTACCCCACGGTTGCCCCGGTTCCGTTGAGTGACACGTCGGTGTTTCCGGTTCCAAGCAAATCGGCCCCCGGAACAGACCCGCCATCGAACCCGCCGATAACGATGACAGCGGCACCTGTATCACCACCTGGACGAGATCCGCCTGCTTCACTGAACGACTGCCACGAAACTCCGTCGAACAGCACCGGTAGCGTACCGTTCGATAGAGTCAGCACTGGGGCGCTAGACTCGCCGAACAACGTGTCTAAGAAGGCTGCTGTAATGCGAGCCGAGATAGCCGAGACGGAAATAATAGAGTCGAAGGACTGTATCGACCTTCCTGAGAGCGTGTTCCCTGACAAGATGCAGTTCACGATCGAGACGTTCGCGTTGTCTGCGCCAGTTCCGGCCGTAATTCCGTTTGGGAAGATCGTATTGAGACAGGCGATGTTCGCCAGTTTTTGTGTCGTTGTCGCGTCGACCAGACCTGTTACGGCGATGTTCGAGTCGCCTATCTCGTCAGCGCTGATGATAAATAATGACGATGGCGCGCTCGCGTCGTCAGTGAGCGTGATCGTTCCTATGACTCCGATATTGTGCAGACCAGAAACGGCGAGAGAGCCTGCGAAAGCGCCTGCGATGTTGGCCCAAGTCACGTTTCCGGTAATTCCAGTACCCGGACCGAATCCTTGCGAGTCCGCTCGGAGTTGGGTCGACGCGTACGCTGGAAATGCGACGTTCTCCGTATAGCCTCCAGTGATCGAAGGTGTTACCCATCCCACGTAATTCGCGGACGCATCGTTGGCGGACACGTTCGTGCGTGACGCCATGAACTGCGCGATCGTCTTGAACGGCGAAGAGCTCGCGCCGTTAAGACCAGTTTGAGTCGTATCTCCGTCGATGAACCTCTGCCTGGAAAGGGGCGGGAGTGCCGCGAGAATGCCGACTGCTGGGGATTGCGGGTACGACTCGGGCGATCGACCGCCCCTTCTGTGTCCTGCTAGATGCATGTTGAGCTCCTATCAGCCTGGTTCCGCGACTTCGACTAATGTGAGCACCGAGTTGGCCGTGACGATGTTGACTAGGGCGTCACCGATCACTTTCACGGTTACGTTCGACAGAACCCCAACGACGAAGGAGAGTCCGGTTACGTATGAAAGAACGTCGTTGGTTCCAGCTGGAATGTTGATCGTCATGGCTGCCGGAAGTTGCGCTACTCCGTTCACCAGAATTTGAACGGTCACATCGTGGGCCGAAGCGTCGGCGTTGAAGAGTCCAACAGAGATCGAGGCTATGGCCAAACGGCTTGACTTCGCCGTAAATGGAACGTTCGTTCCAGGGGCCAAAGTGCTTAGTACAGCGATCCACGGAATGATGGTTCCGCCAGGCGCTGCTTGTGTATCAGGCCCAGGCCCAACAGCTCCGTTCGTTGCGAACGGACCGAGTTTGGAAGCGAATCGCGGACGCTCGGGGTAAGTCTCCCGAGCAAAATTCCTACCCATTCTGTGAGCCATGTTCAGCGTTCCTTTTTGGCGATTTCGACGAGACGCGCGACCTGCTCCGCGCTGAGCTTGATGTGTCCCACCGATCCGTTCTCCGTATCGTCATCGGAGATCGTCATCGATCCGTCCTCGAACTTCGCTACGGTCGGGCAGCAACGTTTTCCGTAGCAGAGCATCTCTTCGTGGATCTTCATCACTTCCTCCGCTTGTGCGACTTCTTTCGACGCACCGGGCCGCGCTGACCGCGCTTGCCGCGAGCGCCGCGTGCGCCTTTTTTGCTGAGTGCGACCGCGGTTACGCCGATGACGGCGACGACGCCGAGAGCGCCGACCACCATCGCTCCAGTCGAGAGGCCCTTCTTCTCCGCAGGGGCCGGGGCGACCACGACGGGCGCAGTCGATCCGGAGGAGCTCGGCGGGGTTGCCGGGGTACCCGGTGGAGTGTAGGAAGGCGCCGGGATCTGATTCGCTGGACCACGACTCTCAGGGGTACTGCCAGGAATGACGGGAGTCGTCGTTGGTACCGGTGGAAGTTTTGTCGGAACGACCACAGCGGTCGGTGCGGGCGGCGTCGCAGCTCCGGGGACGATCGGATTCACGACACCGACCGGGGCCCACCACGTGGGGCGCGGGCTACAAGCCGCCGGAGCGCTCGGGAGGATGCGCCGGGCCGCCGCGGCGGTGTCCGTGCCGTACTTGCCGTCCTGGGCGACCCCGAGGGCCTTCTGGGCGGCGTAGACGATGGCGACGTTCGTCTGGAGGCAAGGATTGACGGACGCGAGCGCGGCGACAGCAGCGGGCACCGCGACTGAGGCGGTCGCCGGCACCGGAACTGGCGCCGACACAGGTGGAAGTACCGTGGAACCGCAATTCGACGACCCGACCGGAGCCCACCATGAGGGGCGGGGGGAGCATGCGGGCGGCGCGCCGGCAAAAACCCGTCGAGCGGCGGTTGCCGTGTCGGTTCCGTACTTGCCGTCGACCGAGACTCCGAGCGCTTTCTGCGCGGCGCACACGATTCCGACGTTCGCTTGCTGGCAGGGGTCGATCGCGCCGAGCGCGATGACTGCCGCGGGGGCGAGCGCCGGGGTGACCGTCGGCGAGACGGCCGTCGGGATCGTGGCTGCCGACGGAACGATGGGGCACGAACTCTGACCGACGGGAGCCCACCACGTCGGGCGAGGGGAGCATCCCGCGGGAGCGTTCGGCATGCGCGATCGAGCGGCCGTTGAAGTGTCCGTTCCCCACTTCCCGTCGACCTTGACACCGAGCGCGGCCTGTGCGGCGCAAACGAGCATCACGTTCGCTTGGAGGCACGGTCCACCGGCTGCGATGACCGCGAGAATGGCATCCTGAGCTGCGTCACCGAGGCCGAGAGGGTAGGGCATGTTGCGCATTTTGGGGGGTTCCTTACGAGACGAGGTGAGTTTTTACCGACGTCGTTTCTTACGAGTCGCGAGATACACACCACCGCCGACGACGGCGACGCCGCCTGCGATGATTCCGACCTTCATTCCGGTCGAGAGACCTGAGAATCCCTTACCCGCCTGGCACCACTTGCTCTCAGGGTCAGGGAAACCTGTGGGGAAATTCGTCGGGTCGAGCGCGGCCGTCATCACGAGCGCGCAGAGCGAGTCGTCGTCGAACACGCCGTCGGTTCGGAGCTTTCGTGCCGACGAGTTGATCGGCACAACGTTCGCGTTGTACCAGTTCTGAAAGCACCCACCGGCCGCGGCGATCGACGGACCCCACGTCTTACAGCTAGTGCCCGTGTTCTTCACGATGAGATCGTTCAGTTTCGTGAGCGTGTTCATCACCCACGCCTGCTGATCGCGGTTGAGCTTCACCCACACATCGCCACTGGCGCCGAGTCCGAGCTCGAAACCAGCAAGGCCAGTACCGCCGAGAGAAATTTGTTCGTTCATGAGGGTTCCTGTGCAGCCCGGACCACCCGGGAGGGTTTGGGCGTAGTTGCACGCCGCCTGACGCATACCCGGATCGGTCGGCCCCTGAACAGGGACGTCCTTCACGAAATTGTTCTGTCCGGAGACGCGTGCGGTAGCTTGGGCAGGGGTCATAGCCATCGAGGTTCTCCGAGTCCGTGGACCGTTCCGGTATCCAGCGCGCGTTGATCTTCACGCGCGGCGACATAGATACCGGTCATGACGGCGTTGAGCGCGCCGACGACGAACGCCGCTTTGAGCACCGGGTGAGAACGAGACGAATCAGCGACAGCGCCACCGATGGCGCCAACGACTGCGCCACCGATGGCGCTACCGATCATTGCTCCTACGACGTTGCTCACAACCACCTCGGTTCTCCGAGGCCGTGAACGGTCCCGGTCTGAACGACAATCTCTTCTTTCGTTGGAGCGGCTCCAAGGGCAGCTCCGGTAGCGGCGCCCACCAAAGCGCCAACAATGGCGCCATCCGTTGCCGAACTAGAGCTGAAATATCCGGGGCCTCTAACGTACTCTTGACCGACGTGCTCACCGAAGATCGCACCGATCCCTCCGCCGATCACGGCTCCGAGCCCTGCCGCCAAACGACTCACGGGACGTCCTCCCCGATGTTCTGGTCGAACACGAGCGCTCCGGCAATGACGCCATACTTCGCGAACGTCGGGAACGCCGCGACGAATTGATCCTCGGGAGAGAGGGAGTAAAACACCTGTGTGAGCGTGTCAGTGGTCGAGAGCGTCACGTTGAGCGACGTGTCGGGCTGCCGGACGCTCGCGTAGAGCTCGACGATGCACGGAGCGGGGATCGGGATATCGAGCGCGTACTCCGGCTGGTTCGAGCGCCACGGGTAACGAAGCTCGTGAATGGTGCCGAGAGACGCGCCAATCGGCGTTCCCCACGGACGCCCGCCGTTCGGAGGCACGTAGGCGCCGGCCGCCGTCTGATTGTAGAGGAGCGCCGGAGAATCACTCTGCTGGTAGATGAACCCCGGAGCGTTCAGAGGATTTCGGTGGTCACGATACCCCTGAGGGCGAACCATGACGTGCCAGGAGATATTGCCGTCCTGCGGGTGCCAGAGAGGGCTAGTGATCTCCTTCCGGAACGTGACGGTCGAGCCAGCCGCCGGACCTGATCCGGATGCGAGCGGAGGAGAAGTACGACCAGGGATGCGCGCGATGAGCTCGGCGTACTGCCGGATCCCGACGAGACGCGCGCCTTGATTGAGCGCGTTGTTCTCGGCGTTCGTGAAAGCGGCGCGAGCAAGGAGGAACAGGTACCGAGCTCCTCCGATTGACGCGCTCGCCGCGTCCGGCACGACTAGACCGGTGTACGAGTTCGTCTTGTACGGATCGGAGCCCGCGAAATCGAATTCTGGGTTCGGGCCGTTCGTGACGACTTCGAAGCGCCCGTTCTCCAGCGGCATACGGATCCCCGCCGCAGGGCTACCGGGGTAGCGCTGAAGCGGGATCACGTTGTTCTGGAGAGTCCTCATTGATTATCTGTGCGCGATCTTGCTGAGATCCGGGATGTCCCACGAGGGGAACAGAACACGAAGAAGCGAGCGAGCTTCCTCGTTGCTCATGTCGTCGATCTCCTTGGCAAGGAACTGCCACCCGTTGAACGTGATCGACACGTCGTACGGGACGGACACCGGGGTGTCCTGGAGGATCGCGGTCACCTTCACGTTGCTCTGCTTGTCGAGCGGCCAGCCTTGCGGCCACGTGACGGCGAACACGTCGGCGATGTTGCCGAGATCGGTGAACTGGTCGTTCACGTTGTACTTGGGGCCGCCGAAGACGGCGAGCTGGACCCCGACGCCCGTGCGACCACTCTGCTTCATCTGGTTTTCCCAGAGGCTTTGGAGCGGCGAACCGGGGAAGCTGTTCTGTTGCTTCAGGTTGAACGAGACGCGCTCGATGAGCGTGTCCTGCGTCAGGTTGTTCGAGAAGCTCTGCACGATCGGCGGCGCGTTCACCGTCGATGAGGAGAACTGGAGGTTGATGTCGCCGACGAACGGGACCCGAGGGACCCCGATCACCATGGCGTACGCGAACTTCGGCGCGTAGAGCGCGAGATTCTTCAGGTCGTGGTCTCTGGGCTGCATTGGACTCTCCTTGGGGGTTGAAAACGCTACGGGCGGCCACGGCGCTGTTGGCTGCCGCGCCGCCCGTAACTGTTCTCACGCTTGGATCAGGCGCTCTTCGGGAGCATGCCGCTTCCCTGACAGAAGTCCTTCCAGCCTCCGGGCATTTCCCATCCCTTGATCTTGATGCCGATCTTCAGGATGCCGCCCTTGAAGAGCTCGCGGCAGACGTTGACCTGCTGCGGCTGGTTGATGGGGTCGGCGTCGAGGGTCTGTTCGAGCATGACGCCCGTGCCGGTGCTCGTCGTGCAGGTGAGGTTCTCGTCGATCGAGATGTTCGTGCCGAGCGCGCCGTTGTTCATCGTGAGCGCTTCGATCATCGCGGCCTGGTGAACCGCGTCCTGCGCCTGGAAGAGCATCCCGATCGGAATGCCGCGCTCCAGGAAGCAGGGGCTTTCGACCGGGCGGTACATCTGACCGCGGCAGCCGTATCCCTGCCACCGGAGCCCGCCCCAGGTCACCGGAGAGAGATCGTAGTCGCGAGTCGCGTGGAACACGCCGAAGTTGTTCGCCGCGGCAGCGCCACCGACCTGCACGCTTCCGACACGGCGGAAGTTGACGGGCAGGAAGATGGTGTTCGAGCCCTTCGCGCGGTACGTCGCGTTGACGATCGCCACGAACTCGATGATGGCCACCTCGCTCGTACCGGCCGCTTCCGCGTCCGCGAACGAACCGAAGTAGCTCACGTCTGCGGCCAGCTCGTTGAGGACGAGCTCGCGCTGCGACGTACGCCACTGGAACTGGTAGGCGTTGATGAAGTTCCAACCTGCGCGCCACACGTCGGCGCCCCAGGTGAAATCGGCCGGACTGAACGTCTCGTCGTCTGCATCGTCGCCGAGCGCGCCGTTGGTGAGATCGTTCAACGTGAAGACGTCCGGGCTCGGAGGCGGAGCCGCGTCCTGGCTCGGAGCCACGAACGCGTTGCCGATCGTCGAGAACGACATCGGCTCGTGGAAGACGTGGACGCCCACGCCTTGGGCGAGGATGTCGGTCTGGAGAATGCCGTTGATGAGGAACGTCGAGTCGATCGACGCCACACCAGCCGCGCTCGAACCGCCCGAGAGCAGGTTCACCACGTCGCCGAAGGTCGAAAGAGCCTCGGTCGCCGTGAGGGGGAGCGGGATCGTCCACACGACCTCTTCGATGACCGGCACGTTGCCGAAGCTGCACCGAATGCACTTCTCGGCGAGTCCGACGGCTCCGCGCTCCATGCCGGCGAGACCCGCGCTCTTCGCGGCTTCGGCCGTCTCCGGCGTCATGCCGTAGCCGAAGGGAATGCGCTTGGTGCGGTCGCGATTGTCGGCGTACCGCTTAGTGATCTTGCCCGTGATCTTCTGTCCGTTGAACTCTTTTGCAGCCATGATTTTCTCCTGGGTTCCCTGCCGTTTCGTAGGTCAGCCGCAGGGGTTTTCTGACACCTCAACCCCGGGGCTCGAAGCCTACCGGGGCGGAGGTGAAGCGAGGGTTCGCTTACTCGGCGGCCGCTTCTCCAGAGAGAAACGCGCTGTACCGAATGCCGGGGGTCGGCGCGTCGGCGCAACCGCACGACGCGTCGTTCGGTTGTGGACCGGGGCCTGGGCCGGGCGGGGGACCCGGCTGCCAACCTTCGCCCGTGCCGGCCATCGCCTGTGCCGCTGTCGGCATGTCGCGAAGACCGGTTCGGAGGGCGTCCTGCGCGGTCGGCATCTCTGCCGTGCCGGCCATCGCCTGAGCCGCCGTCGGGCGCTGACGATCGTCGGCGCCCGAGAGAGCACCAGCGCCGGACGCGGAGAGCGCCTGCATCTTCTGCTCGATGTTGATTCGAGCGGAGATTTCGGCCGGGTAGAGCCGAGCAAGCTTGCTCGACTGAAGCGCCGACGCCGACGTGTCCTTCGGTTTGAGGAGCCGTCCAATGACGAGGGTCGTGAAGAGCATCTTCAGGGTCGAGATACCGGCGCCGAGTGCGAGCCCTTCGAGGGCCACCTTCGCCGTCTTGTTCTTCACAAATGCCGCGCCGACAGCCGGCACGACGGGAGCCGCGACGCCCACCGCGATACGCTTCCAGTTCGGAGTCGCCGCGATGTTCATCGTATTCGCGAGCATTCCGGTGCCGGAGCTCGTGAACTTGTCCTTCGGCGCCTCGGTCCCCGCGGGGTTGTAGGTCGCCATGAAGCGGTCGAGAGCATCCGCGGCGAGGAAGCCGACGGTGCCGGTGAAGGCCGCCATCGCCAGGTTGCCGGCGCTCATGCCGCCGCTCGACGCGTACATGCGGCGGCTACGGCGAGGAGCCGAGACGGACGACCGACGGCGGTTCGCGCGGACCGCGCGCCGACGCCGACGTGGGGACGCCACGGCCGTCTCGTGCATCTTCTTACGGCGCCTCTTGGCCCAACCCTTCTTCGCCGCCCGGCGGTGCGCCTTCTTGTGGCCATGCCACGCGCTCACACGTGCCCGACGACGCCGCGGGGTCGCGACGGTTGCCGAAGCACGCGCCCGGCGAGCCCGACGACGAGCTGGAGCCGCAGCCACCGCAACCTTCCGTCGCCGACGCCGACGAGGAGTGGCGACCGCTGCCGCGTGTACCTTCCGACGCCGATGAGAGCGACGGGGACGGGAACGACGGGCGCGCTTGGACGCCTTCTTCTTGTGGCTGCGCTTGCGACGGGATTTTGCCATGGGCTTGTCTTTCTTCACCTTCGAGGACTTGGCGCTCTTCGTGCGCTTGCCGGATGCTTCAGGTTCAATACGACGCAATCGCCTCGCAGCGACCCTTGATCGGGATTCGCTGAGAGCTGCGAGTCTGTCGTCGTAGAGACCCATTTCACGGCGGTGTCCCCAAAGAATCCGAGATCGCAGAAAGACTGGTCAACACATTGCGCGCTCTCGACAAGATCGAGAGCGTGATTACGTTCGCCGATCGACCCGTCTTGAGTCGTGGGTGTGATTCGACAATCAAGCAGAAAATCTGCCGCGCCGCGTACACCTACACCGCGTGCGTATTACAGACGGAAAAGGCTCTGAAATTTTTTGCTCAGAGATCGCGCCCTGTAGATCACACGAAGATCGTCCGTATAGCGCAGCGATCACTCAAGTGAGCGTTGGATACCGGTAATCGATCCAGGATCGTGGCGGAGACGGCTTCTTCGGAGCTCCGTCTCCCACTCCGAACGCGCCAGCGAGCCCCGCGGCACGGAGTGCGTGAAGATCGGCCATGCCGAGAAAGTCTCCGTGGCCTTTTTCTTTCGCTTCTGCGCCGGGCTCAATCCACCACTCTTTGAGATGCGACGCGATCTGACCAACAGGATAGTCAGTCGTGCCGTCGAGCTTCACCCACTTACCGAGATCATCCTTGAACGCACCGAACACGTGCGTCGGAACGTCGGCTGGAGCGCGACTGGAGCTCAAGATCACCATTGTCTCGATCCCGATCGACATGAGCGCCGCGAGAATCGTGATCGTCGCGTCGTCGCAATCGCCAGCGAGAAGACAGAGACCGCCCGCGTCGTCGAGACAGAGCGTCTGGTGAGGCGTCGCCATCGTCTCTCCCATGACGGGGTCTTTGACGTAGGCGACGGTCGCTCGAAACTCGTCGAGAATTGCTTGCGCCTGTTGGCGCTTCGTACCGGTAGCGACGTTGTGTTTTCGGATCGCCTTGATCGCCCACTCGCGTACGCGTGGGCTCATGCGGTGCTTCCACGCACGCTCCGCTACTTCCTTGCCTGAGAGCTTCGCGCCGTCTGCACCAGCAGGATGTGGCCTGGCTTCCGTCTTCACACCGGCAACGGCTTTATCGGTAACCATGTTCGTACACTCGCCTGACTCGGGGACGTTTCTTCCAGTAGTAAATCCCGCCCCCGACGACGGCGATTGCCGCGGCCCAACCGAACATGGCGCCGGCAGAGATCCCGCCTTTTTGCGTAGAAGCCACCGGCTGCGGCGGAACAACCACCTCTACAGGTTGCTGAGGAGGAAGTGTCGGGAGCGGCCCCGCTCCTCCGTAGTACGACTGGAGAGCAAGACGCGCGCTCCCGAGCGCCGTCGCGAGAGATTGACGAATGTCAGAGCGAGCCGAAGCGACCTCGGGTTGGTTACCGACGTTGATCGCAGCGTTCATGTCGGCCGTTCGCTGCCGCGCGTACGCGAGCGCAGTGCGCGCGTCGGTCGCGAACTTCACCGAGGCCGCCATACCGGTGCGTCCGACCTCGTTCATCGCGAAGTCGACGGCATCGATCACCGTGCCAGCGGTCGCGGCGAACTCACGGTCGCCCATCGTGTCGAGAAGGCTCACTGCAGTCGTCGCCGCGTCGAGCGTCGGGAAGTCCCCGAGGGTGCCAGCGAGCCCGACGCCAGCGGTGCCGACCGGTGTCACACCATCGTAATGAGGAAGGAGCTCGAAATACGACTTCGGGAGCCGGTCGAGCGTCCCGTCGAACCAACGATCGGGGAGATTCAGAACCTCACCGACACGAAGAGGGTCCCGGAACGTGATGAAACCGTTCGGCATTCGCACCGCGGCGCGATGTGAGTTGACACTCACGAGATCCCGAGCGCACTTCGGGCAACCAGCGTGAGAATCTTGGGCGGCGATCGACGCCGGGGAATCTCCTACCTGAACGGTGTACTGGCGCACGCGATCAGTCTAAGCGGGACGGACAGGATCCGTCCAGGCTCAAGGCGCGATGTACGGCTGATGAACTACCGGACGTCCGTCGTCAGCTAGCTGAATTCCTTCACTTTCAACCGCCATACGCACCATGGGGTTCTTGAGGAGCGATTCGAACTTCAAGGCGTTCTCGTACGCCTGTCTGTCGTCACGGGCGTCGATCTCGATACTCATGAGGACGCGGTACCTCATGCCGCACTCCTAGAATAACGGTACGCGCTACTCACACCTTGCTCCTCTTCGGCCACACGCTCCCACGGGTCGCGTGTGAAATGCCAAACTCGGCGTCCGTCGCAGAGCCACTCCAGATATTTCGAAGAAATACGAAACGACAACGGTCCTCCAACCGCGAATGTCGGACGAGGTTGTACCGCATCTGGTTCGACATGGCAGCGAGCTACCGTGTGATCCGGTTTACGCACTCGAACCGTGACCGTTCTCGACGGTCTGCTGACCCAAGATTCAGCTTTGATTCGGAAAGCTGCGTCCATTTCTCAACCGCCTTGCTCCCACGCACGCTGGCCCGGGGGAGGCGCCTCCGTCTCTTGGATGGTGGGAGGTACAGCTTGAGGAGGGGGCGGGAGACCTTGCTGCGGCGCCGGAGCGGGCGTCACGACGGCCTGCGGCTGTGGCGGTGGTTGCTGGTCTTCATAGACGAACCTGTAACCCTCGGGGGGTTGATCGCCGGATCGCACGTTCACCTGCTGTCCTACGTACGGTTGTTGCTTCGGGGGCTGCGTCGGCGCTTGCTCCGTTTCACGACGATTCTTCTCCTCTACCTTGTCCAACATGTCGCCGAGCCACTTGAGCGCCTTCGGAGCGCCGACCATGAGGGTCGGGGCCCACTGGATCTTGCCATCCTCGTCGTGGATGACGTCCATGTCCCCGATCTTCTTGGTGCGAAGACCGCTGTCGTCTTCTTGTGACGTCGTCTCTGGTTCGTCGGGCTCGGGAACACTTCCGCCGCCGCCAAACACGCTCTGCACCTCGGACGCGAAGCTCCGCATCTGACGCATCTGCGTGAGCCCGTCACGCCACGCGTCCATTTGTGAGCGCTGTGGTTGCTGCGGCTCTTGTGGAGGAGGTCTTTGCTGCGGACGGTACGGAGGCTGCTGTCGTTCGTACCCACCTCCGAGATCACGTCGCTGTATCGGCTGAATCGTCCAACCTGTGTCCGTGCGGAACACGAGCTCGTGGCCCGGAGGAGGCGTCACAGCCGGAGGTTGTGGAACCGCCGCCGCGGCAGGTTGCTGCGGCACGAATTGCTGCTGGGGCACCGGAGCCGGCGCTGGCTGTTGGGGCTGTTGACCAGGAGGACGCCACCCCATGCTCTCGAACCACTGCGCCATCTCGCGCATTTTGGCCATGTCCGTTCCAGGCGGCGGGGGTTGAGGCACCGGAGCTTGCTGTTGTCCAGGCGGCTGAAAACCAAGTCCTATGAAGTAATCTCGCCACGCGTTCAACTCGGCGAACTGATCTTTTGCTGGCGGAGGCGCAGCGGCGGGCTGCGGCACAGGTTGAGGAGGCACACCGTACGGGGGCTGCTGTGGCGGATATCCCATGGGTTGATCTCGCAAGTGAGCCGGACGTGTGTCCGGGAGAACGATGCGGCCTGTCCCTTTGAATTGGCCGTCGGGAGTGACGAACTGGATCTTGTACTCAGCCTCCGCGCTCGGTCCGTGGTAGCGCATGAGCGTTTCGTACATGTCATCGGCGTTGCGAGGACGGTTCTTGATGACGTACGACACCTGATCCCCGGTGAGCCGCTTCATACGGATGGTGAGCGCGCTCGCTCCGTACGCTTTCACCAGACCGTCGTAAGACGTCATAATGTCGTCGCTGTTGAACGAGACGTGTCTCTCGCCCGACTTCTTGCGTTTCACCGCGTCTCGACGTCTACGATTTTCGAGCACGCTCTCGGCATCGGCCGCACCGACACGGCGAATGTTTTCCGTAGATGTGACGAGATCCCCGTTCTCGTCTTCTGTCGCTCGTGCCTGTTGGATGACGTCTTCCTCGTCATCTGCGAATGGCGTGACAGGGTCACGCTCGCGCGGCCGTCGTGTGCTTGCCATGCCGTTGTTCAAGAGACTACTGTCGGCTGTCCGTTCGCCGGAGGCGGCGGTTTCTCGTCTGGGTCGTCATCATCGTCGAGCTTGTTCTCCTCCGCGATGGTCATTTCCGTGATGAAGACCTCGGGGGTCATTTCCTCGTCGATGAGCCGCACGAGCTTGTACGGAAGGAGGTGTCGGCGTCCCTCGACACCATTCTCCTTCTTGATCAAGTAGTAGATGCTCACGCCCATGTCCTCGACGTACATGTTGAGGATCGTCGCGTTTTTGATGAACGGGTGGTTCGCGCTGACCACCCAATTGAGTGGCGCGGGCCACACTACTTCCACGGCGTCGTCGGGGCGTTGGTCCCTCGGATAGATCGGATCGGTGACCAGGCGCACCACGCGAGGGAAGATCACCTCAGGCAGTTGAAGTGTTCGTGTCTGCTGGGTCATGAAGGCTCCTCTGAAAAATTGAGGCGAGCGAACTCGCCGAAGTGTTTGCGTGCAGCTGAGTCGTAGGCGCGGGCGGCTTCCTCTTCAGTGACGAAACGGCCGATGTAAATCAGTTGACGATCGACCCGAACGCGAGCGAGCCATGGTGCGGCTCCGGGAGCAAACGGACCTGAGCATCCTCGACCGATTCGAGAATTTTCTCGACCACGTTCTCGCTGGAACTCCGTACCGCACCGGAGACACGTCAGATCGACTTTCACAGGCGTCCGTCCTCCAGGAAGCTGTAGAAACTCGGATCTTTCACACTGCCCCCGGCGATTATATGGTCCAAGAGACAAATCTCCAGGCCACTCTCGTTGAGCGTGTCAAATACCTCGACGAAAGCTTCCGTCGTTTCGATGTCAGCTTCACTAGGCTGCGCTTCGACCCCAGATGGATGGCAGTGGAACAAAATAATCGCGTGAGCCCCATCAATGAGCGCCGCTTGAAGTGTGGGAACCATCGGTGCCATGACGCTCGTTGGTTCGCCGCGCCCCGTCTCGAAAACGCTCTTCATACGCATGTGTAGATCGAGCGATACCCCACCGAAGACCTCGTTCACTTCATCACCGATGGCCTCCATGATGAGCTGAGCCGCCTTCTTCGGCGTGTCGAGGGGCCCGATCTCGTCGGCGAGCGCGTTGCACGCCGCGAACCTCTCAGCGTCCTTCTGAACAACGAGGAACGGGCGACACTTTGAGCCTGGTCCTCCGGCGAGCACGATGGGGTCGATGCCTTCCGGAGTTTTGGGTCGCACCTTCTCGGCAACCTCACGAGCGCGGAGCTTCGCTTGCTTCGGCAGGTGGCACTCGCAGGGCTTCTTGCTCTGTACAGCACGCACCATGCGAGGCGCTACGATGTAGGGACGGGCGCTCACGCTGGTGCGCCTTCGACGGCTTCCGAAGTAACCCGTACCTTCTCGACGGTCTCCACACCGTTCGAACCTTCGAGCACGATCTTGTCGGCCGACTCCTCGCCCGGAAGAACGATGAAGTCTTCGAGGGAGAACTCCGAACAGCGCGCGATGATGTTGTTGTCCCACACGCCGGCAACGGGGTTCTTCGTCGGAACGATTACCCGGTGACCGCGGTGGAAGTGCATCTCGAAGCACATCTTCGCCACGATCAGATCGCCGGGTTTGTAGCCTTCCTTCGCGGCCTCCTCCCCGACGAGCTCGATCAGATAGTGCCGCGTGACGTTCTTGGACGTCTGACCCGTCGTGAGCACGATCTGGCTCTTCACCTTCGGCACAAGGGCGCGACAGATCATGTAGTAGGCTTCGGCTTTGTATTTCACTGGATCTCCTCGGAGGTTTCTTCGGTCTCAGGTGGCGGTCGGTCGAACTCTGCCATGAGGGCCAGCGGGTTGAGTTTCTCTCGTTCCGCGGGCCCCGCGGGCGTCTCGTTCGGGGGAGGTTGAAGGGGAGGCTTTCCACTCGCGGTGTGCCGCAGACGCAGCCCTTCGAGCTCTTCTTGATCGGCGGCCCACGCCGAAAGCACTTCAGAGTAGAGCTCTCGACTCGGAGCAAAGTAGGTCGTGTTCACGAGCCGTCGAGCCTCGACGGGGGCAAACTGCCTCGCTGCGTTGAGTATTACGAGAAGACTCATCCGGATTTCTCGATCGGGACACGCCGCGAGGCACGGAGCCGTTTCGTCATGTTCACCAGGACAGTCGGTCGCATGACGGCAGCGCGGAAGCATTTCGTCGATTTGTCGCCAAGCAATTTCCCACGACGTGCGGCTACGCCAGAGGGCGAGCGTGAGTGAGCTCCAGTCGCGTTTCGAGACGGAGATCTTGTCGTCGCCTGGGTTCGCAAAGCCCATCATGCGCTTCTGCGCTGGGTTCGCCTTCGGCTTCGGTGCAGCGATCAAAGGCTTCTGTTTCTTGCCTACCGTTCCGCGCCAAGCAAGCCACACCATGAAGAGGATTGCGACGACGTAGAGCAAATCCAAAAAATTCATCCTAATGACCCTTCTGGTTCACGCACGGGAACAATCCCAGGCGCACCATTTTTCTTGGCTACCTGAAGGATCACCGCCCTCATCCAAGGTCCCATTCTCACCCCACAACGCTCGGCGCGCTGTTCGATCATCTTGAACTGCTCGGGGGTAAGCCGAACGTAAATACCCTTGTTTTTCAAGGGAGGAGCTTTCATTTCATGATCTTCGCGCGTATAGCGTTCGATCTCCCGCGAGGATACTGCCCACGCATACTCGACCTGTCAAGACACTACGTGTAGACTTCCGCGGGAGATGGTGAAGTTCGGCGCCGGACCAGACTTCGCGGCGCAGTGTCCGCAGACGGCGCCGCTCGATGGTTATCGCGCGTGGATCGAAGCCGACGGCCCAGTTCCAGACGAGCTCGCGAAGCGCGCCGCTGCGCTCGGGGCCGACACGACGCTCCCCATCGGAGCGACCGAGAGTTATCCGATCCCCGGCGTCACGGCGCTAATGCGAGTGGAAACGCACGCTTGGGGACGAGATGACAAGGGAAATCTCGTGCAAGGGTGCTTCCGAGCCGTCGGGATCTACGTACCGGAGCTCGTGGCCGCGGGCGCCGGACTCAACGTACCCTCGTCGAGCCGCCTCGAAACGACCATCCAAGTTCTCACCGCAGCGAGCCTCATCATCGGGATCGGAGCGTCTGTAGTCGCCTGGCGCTGCAAGCAAAAACGGAAGAAGGCCGCGTGACTCCGTGTGATGCGATGCGAGCCGCACGTAACGCCTCAGGTTGCGAAACGGTTTTTCTCGGCGACGGCCCTGTCGTCGGCTTCGGAAACCCAGCGCTAGCTGTTCCGGCTGCAACCCCCTGGGCCGAGATCATCGTGACGAGCGTCGTTTCCGCCGCCGCGGGATGGGCGCTCGACGAAGCAGCGACCCGGTTCAGTGGTAGGAAGCGGAAGAAGCGCCGATGAACGAAGAGCTAAACACCCCTGCCGAAGATTACGCTACGGCCGCCGCTATCTGGACAGTGATCGGTGTCGGCGTTGTCAGCGCATTTATTTATGACGCGGTCAAGAAAGACAGGAAGCGGAAGAAGCGCCGATGACGAACGAACAACTCTTCCTCGGTGAGTGTCCCCTCATCAATCGAGAAGGGATCTATTTCGAGGGACGCAAGGTCATCTTGTTCGGGATGTCCGGGACGGGAGTGGGGGACGTCGGAGACCTCCTCGCCTACCGCCGACTTTGGCAGCCGTTCATCATGGCACACCTCGCGCTCTGGCAGCACCTGAACGACCTCTTCGAAGGTGCGGACGAGTCCAAACGTTGCCCGGCGGGGATCTTCTCCGTCGACAAGATCGATCCGTCACTCCCGTCAGCCACGAAATCATTCTGTGCGGGTCTCTCGATCACGCGCATGCACGTGAGTGAAACAGATCCGCGTGGCATCAAGGCCATGTGGAACGCGTGGGCCGGCAAATCTAGCGCCGACATTCTTGCGGGCGCGGATGCGATGCTCAAGTGGCACCAGCAAGTCGTGATGACGGTTGGCGGTTCGTACAAGCAAGAGCTCGTCGACCTTGCTAAGCAGTGGAAGCTCGACATCACACTCCCGGATGTGCCTCCGTTCGCTCAGCAGCAGGACGTCATCGAACAAATCGAATCCGCTTACATCACCGTGAAGGGCGTGCTTCAGCTCATCGGGTACGGACCGGCGGCGACGCTAGAGACCGCGGCTGATGCAGCGCAAGCGACGGCCGAGGGGTTGAAGGAAGCGGCACGGAAGGCCGGCGAGGCGATCAGCAGCCCACTCACCTGGATAGGTGTGACGGCGGTATTGGCTGTCGTCGGTGGTGTGCTCCTCGTCTACTACCGACCCAGCAAAGCTCGCGCCGCGCACGCCTGACCTGCAACATCAGGTTGCAGCGCTGGCGGAAACCGGTCGTGTGGTAGGCTTCCAAGTTGTGGATGTCGTGACGACTGCCGCAAGCTCATCGGAAAAACTCGCCGAGCACGGGGTGCTGGGGCTCGTCTGCCTGTTCCTCATCTCCGCGGTCGTGTGGCTGTACCGGGCGCGTGACGCCGATGCGAAAAACTACAACGCGGAGTTGCAGAAGGCGACGGACGGTAGGCTTGCCGACGCAAAGGCGTATACTGACAAGGTGCTAACAATCCAAAGCACCGTCCTCGAAGCAGTGAAAGCTCTTCAAGAGCTCTACGAAATGGAGCAGAACCGCAACCAGCCGCGTCAACGCGGACGTTTTCCGTCGAGCGGAGGCACATGATCCCGAAGCCTCGCGTACGCTCGCCGACGCCGACTCCAGAGCAGACACAAGTGCTCGTGGACTACCAGAAGGCACTCGATGGACTCGCGGAGAGCGAAAAGTGTGTGAGGGAACTCGGGGCTCGGGCTTGCGCTGAAGTGGTCAAGCGCAAATCGATGCCGAAGATGCACGCGCTCTCGACGGCTGAGATCGCGGCGGGCATCGCGCCGCGTCCTAACGGGCGACGGTGATCGGGAGCTGAGGCGGGGGTTCCTCGCCGGCTACTGATGCGCCGATGAACGCACCGAGCGTCGAGCCTGCGGCACCGCCGACTACCATCGCGTCCTCTACGTTTCCGCCACGACGCGGGCGGTACTTCTGAGCGTAGAAGCCAGCAGCAGCCCCGAGCACGCCTCCAACGAGAGCACCGGCAGCGGCGGCAAGCCCTGTCTTGTAGTTGCTCATACCCAGGAGGCTATCACAAAAAGAGAAACGGCCCGGAGTTACCGAGCCGTTTCCAGCCTTCTTCGCACACTTCAGAAAGGAGCAAACACTGACGGGACCAGGGAACGATACGCTCGTTCGGTCCCTAAGTCAATTCACGGCACCGACGGCTCTACGGATCGCGTAAACCACGCAAGCCGCGGGCATTTCCTTCTCCCCGCGAAGAATGATGACCCACATCGCGTCCTCCTCTGCCGGGAGCCGTTCGGCTTCGTGCGCCGACATCTGTTCGAGCCCGGAGATGAGACGGGGGGCCCCGGGACGCGCGAGACGCTGCATGCGCTCGATGACGACCGATCGAGGCTCGATTTGAAACCGTGAGGGGTCTAGCGCGTTGATCGCGATCACGAGATCGCCGGTACCGAGCGCTTCGCGTGACGAACGGTATGCATCGAGGAGGCTTGCGGGGTTGCACATCCTGTTGAGTAGGTGCTGCATCTGAGGCGGGGTGCCGCGTCCGTACGCAAGTTCCGTCGTGAGTTTCATCGCTGTCATTGTCAGGTTCCTTTTCTTGGGTGGTTTGAATGCTTAATGGGTCATGTGCGGAAGCGGCGGCGGTTCCCGGTATCGGTTGAGCTTGAGCGGTTCGCCGGCCTCCGTACAACTGCGACCGTCCAAGCACCGTTCGTACCAAACGAACATCTTGTCGGAGTCGTCGCTTTCGAGCTTCAGCGCGGCCTCCAGTTCTTGTTTCTGATCCGCGAGCAACCGGAGCGACGGCGCTGCTTCGTCGATCGCTGCTCGTCGTCCTTGTTTGTAAGCGAATAACCCGGCGAACGTGCCCGCGATCAAGGCGATGATCAGATAGTGCAGAAGCGCCGACGCAAAATGCTTCACGGTTGCCACCCATGGGCTGCGGACTGCTGTTTCACGGTTGCCCCTTGATCTTTTCAGTGATCGCGCCACCTTCCGCGCGTTCGCACTCCAAGGCGAGCGCGGCGATGTAGGCCCGACACTCTTTCGCGGTTAGTGTCGTTCTCATCCCCCGACGATACGGCCCGTACCAAGTAAGTGTGACCGCAGGCCCTGTGAGTTTCCCGCGGACGCCATTGGGATGACCGTATGCATCGAGAGTGTACTCTCCGGCACGCACGCCACTGGGTGGAGGACTCAACTCGCGCGTGCTCGACTCCGTCTGGTCTGCCGTTTCGTGCTGCTTCACGGCGCGCCGCGAGCATACTAGCGAGTGGTGCGGCAGGCGTTTGCCGCACTCCTGGCAGAATCGTTTGGGAGTCAGAGACATCACCCACCCCCGTGGTCGTGAGAGGGGGCGAGGGCTCCGGAGCAGGGGCCTTCCGGCATGCTGAACGCGGTCATGGTTTCCCCGCAGAGTAAGCACCAGTCGTTACCTACGCCGTCCGGTTCCCACGCATGGCCATTGTTCAGAATGACGCCGGCAGAACCGGGGATGGCGGCACGTTCCGAGTAGCGCCGCAGCGCTTCATCTACTGGCCATGTAACGGCGCTCCCTAACGCTTTCCGCAACCTTTCATTTTCCTCCGCCATCGCCCGCAGCGCGGCGTCGCGGTCACGGAGGGCGGCTTCTACTACGTCCAGCGCATCCCACACGAAATGCTCCTCGTGAGGCGCCATTGCCTGAACGAAGCCAGTTACTTCTGCCAGCGCGGCGATGGGGTCGGGGGCGGTCATCGCCATTCCCGGAGAATGCGATGCGCTCGCATGATGCATCTGAAGCCGAGTTCGTTCTGTTTGATGTTGTATAGCAATTGCCCCAAGTGCACGAGCACACGGATCCGGAGCAGCGTGACCACGTGAAACCAATATCTTCGTTCCATCACCGTCCCCCCTTCCCCGTCGCGGGGTGCTCATCCGTTGCCGTCCCGAACCACTCGGCGCGACGCTCAATGATCTTCTCCTCCCACAGAGCGGCCGCTTCTCGGGATTGCGCGGCCAATCCTCGGTCTCCCTGGCGTTCGTAGCGAGCCGCATCTTCCTCGAAGCGCTGCACAATCCGGCCCATATGCGACAAAATGTGGGCTCGCCGTATCTCGATCTCCGACGCGCGTTCGCAGGCGTTGAGCGCACGTTCATCAGGTAGCGTCATCGCTGCCCCTTCCCCGTCGCGGGGCGTTGGTGGTTGGAATGCTTCACGGCGCGCGAGTGGTCTTTCATAAGCGCGCTCATTCAATTCTGCTCTAGCTTGCGTTCGCGCTCTTCTAGGACGTTGAGCACGTGATCGCGAAAACGCTCTAGGTCATACACGGTAAAGCCGCCTTCCGGTGCCTGGAACGACCATAGGACTTCCCCTGTATCCTGATCGACCCAATCGAACCAGCGATCGGCTCTGGGTCTGAGAACCATGTGTCTGGATTGCTTCACGGGTGTACTCCAATCCTTGCTCACCTGAGACCCCAGCCGCGATGGGCCTGCGTGCTGAGAGCCCAGAGTCCTCGCGAGTTCCGCGCGCCGTTCACGGCGGCGATGACCTGCTCGTAGTTGTACGCCCCGCCGCTGACGATGGTGAGCGGCTGCAAGTACCGATGAAAGAACGTCGTGGTGGTCTCCAACTCGGCGAGGATCTGCCAAAGACGATCTTCGGACCAGTCGGGATGAACGACGAGTTTCAGTGTGTGCCCCGATCTCTGAACGAAGCCCGTCGGGGTCAGCACCTTCGGGCTTACGGTGAGCCAGTCTATCGGATAACCCTCAACCGACCGAACCCCGCTGGTCTCCAGATGTACGCGATGCCCAGCATCTTTGAGCGCCGAGATCAGTGGCACCAGATCGTGGTCGGTCGGCTCGCCACCTGTGATGCAGACGACCGCTCGCCCCGCCACCAGAGAAAGTATCTCCGGGACCCCGAGTGAACTGGTCGCCTTCCACGGAGCTTCATCGCAGTCCCGACGGATCGCGCAATCGAGCACCGAACACCCAGCAAGACGCACGAACGCCATCGGATAGCCGACGAAATGGCCTTCGCCCTGGAGTGAGTGAAAAATCTCAGCGATGGGATACTTCACAGCGTCACCTTGAGGTAATGCCCCTCGGGCAAGTCCTCGTCTTCCGAAGGACCGCAATACTGCGTCGGATCGGGCACGCCTGCTTCCGCAAACCCCTTCGAGCGCAGAAAACAGGAATCGCACCTTCCGCACGCCCCGGACGGACGAGGGTCGTAACACGAGCACGTCATTCCGTAGTCGATTCCGAGAGCGACTCCCTTTTGGATAATCTGGGCCTTCGTCAGAGCGATGAGCGGCGCGTGAATCGTGAGAGCCTTGCCCTCGACACCTGCCCTCGTCGCCAGGTTCGCCATCCGTTCGTACGCTTCGATGTACTCCGGACGACAATCCGGGTAACCGCTATAATCCAGTGCGTTGACGCCGATGAAAATGTCCGAGGCGCCGAGAACCTCTGCCCACGCGAGAGCGAAGGAGAGAAACACAGTGTTACGCGCGGGGACGTAAGTCACGGGGATTCCGTGCGACATCTCATTGAACGGCCTGTCCTTCGGCACGGCGATGTCGCTCGTGAGCGCTGAGCCCCCGAACACGCGCAGATTGATCGTCGCGATGACGTGCTCGGAGACTCCGATCTTCCCGGATACCCGAGCCGCCGCGTGAAGTTCGGCCTCATGCCGCTGGCCGTAATGAAAACTCAGGGCGAAGACGGAATACCCCAAGTTCTTCGCGATGGCCAAGACGGTGGTCGAATCGACTCCGCCGGACAAGAGCACGACGGCTTTAGGCTGCATTTCGGTCCTCCAGATCGTTCAGTAGTTCTCGGCGCCACTGAAGCGCCCACACGGGGCAGTTGGCGCAGTTAATGTGGCCCCTCTTCCGTCTATCTCCGGGCTTGTCGTGCCCAGGCAGGAGCACGGGGTTCTGGCGGGCCGTGTCACTCCAGGCCGTCGAGTCCGCACTCGCTAGTAGTTGGTGACAGTTCTTCAGCCCCAGTTTCTTGAAGCCGAAGCCGTGTAACCGAAGGCCGGAGCCGGCGAGCGTCGTCATGATCGTCGTCGCTTCGGCGGTGTTCTGTCGCCGACAGACGGTCCCGACGCCCACGACGCGCTCGTCTTGCAACCGAATCCCCGCCTTCTCGTAGAGTTCCTGGCACCGCCAATAGTCGGTTAGCTTCCACCCTTGGAGGACCGGAATGACTCGCTCGCCGAGCAACTTTCGCAGGTCGAGAAAGTTCTTCACCGTCCGACGCTGATGTTCCAGCACGCTTAGGCCGGTACCCGCGAACACGACGCCTCGCGCAGCTGCGCCACCGGCCAACACTATCGGCTCGCACATCCAATCCTGCGGCGCAGCCCACCGCAGACGCTTGCCGTAGAACCGGATGTACTTTTTGACCTCGTCGGCAAAGTCGTTCGTGGAAATCGTCCAGCGGCCGAACATCTGAAGCTCAGTGAAGCCGCCCGAGTCGAGCGCGAAGGATGTCTCTGCGGGCGGCAACTTGGCATAGGTCGCTAGCCGTCGTCGGGAGATGAACAGATCGACGCCGATGAAAGCCTCGTCACGAAGCCAATGCGGCTGGTGCGTTCCGAGGAAGAACCTCACAGGCCCATGTCCTCTGTGGCGTTCTTCTTGTCGAGATTCGCGATGCGGATGTACCGCTGCACGATCTTGGTGTTGCTGTGCCCCGAGTGCCGCATGATTTCGCTCTCGGTGTGCCCGTTGAGCGCGGCCTGGGTGATGAACCCGGCGCGGAGCGAGTGCGCGCCGTAGCCCTTGTGGTCGATGCCCGCGTTCGTCATGAGGCGCTTCACGACCTTCTCGACGTACTGCGGCCAGAGGCGTTGCTGCTCGCCGTATTGGACGACGCGCCCCCAACGGTTCACCGGGCGGAAGATGGGGCCTTCGGCGATGCGAGAAACCGCGAGCCAGCGCTTCAAGATGCGAACGGGGCAGGTCGCCTCGTTCTTCCCGAACAGGACCATCTTCTCGAAGCCATTGCCTTCCTGGTCCTCTTTCGCGCGCTCGATGAGCACTGTGAAGCCCTTGTCGTGGAAGGTGACATGCTCGACGTGCGTGTCCACGATCTCGTGCCGCCGCATCGCGCAAGCCCACCCGAATGCAACGATCGCTCGATCCCGAGCGTTGAGCATCGAGATGTCCGGCGTGGCCGCGAGCATCTTCTTGATGTGGTCGGCGAGGAGTGGCTTCATACCGACGGCACGGACTTTCTTCGTCCGCCGGATGCCTCGCCAGACTTGCTGCACGGCAGGATGGAACCGCGGCGAGAGGTGCCCCTCGGCCTCGTGAGCCTCTCCGATGGCGGAAAGGAACTGGTTCACGGTCGAGACGCTCAAGCCATCCTCCGCGAGCTTGGCGAGGTACAGGCGGACCGTTTCGGGGTCGGCAGGCACCGCCTTGACGCCGCGCTCCGTGCAGAACGCTCGGAACGGAACCATCTTCTGGAGATACGAGGCGCGCGTGCCCGGAGCGCGAGAGTGTTGGGCGTAGGAATGACAAGCGTCTTCAAGACTGCGATTCGACATACCAGTTGGACAGAACTGGTCGGCGAGATATTCACGCGGCAACCCTGCTTCATCCTACGACCCTAGTTCCAGGTTCCTACCACTGCGCCAGCGTTGGGACTGGGGTTGTACACGATGCGAAACACGTTACCGGTGTTCGTTCCGTAGTATCCCCAGGCAGTCACAATCGATCCGTTCGAGGTTGGTTCTTGCTCTGCGATGTACGTTCCGCTGGACAGCGAGAGCTGCGTGCAACTTCCTGTGCATCCGCTCGCCGCGCACCATGTCTCGCAAGCCTTTGCGGCCTCGGTCGCGTCATGCGTTCCGACGGTCGTGCAGTCCTCCCACGTCTGACCGAGGCCGGTCGAATGCGTGACGAGACAAGACGACGCGCCGCCGGTCGCAAGTGAACCTCCGGTTGCCGGCGAGCCTCCGGTCGCTACCGCCGTCGTTCCCCCCGTCGATGTGGTCGCCGCATCTCCCGTCGCTTGGGTGCCCCCGGTTTCTTCTCCCGAGCCACCCGTGCTTCCTCCTCCAAGGCCTCCGTCGTCCGCTGCATGAGCTCCCCCGCTGCCGCCTTCGACCGAAACTCCAATCCCTCCGGTGGAGGTTTCTTCGCCGCCTGTACTCGTCTGTGTTTCGCCGCCATTTCCGTATCCTCCTTGTGCAAACAGTTGTGGTGTGAAATCCGACCCGCCGCATCCAACGACGAGAACTGATAAAAGTAAGTACTTCATTTTGCCTGCTCCTTCGTTTCCAGTGGCATGCACAGAAACTCCGACGGCTTCGCTTGTTCGACCGTCTCGGTTCTCGGCGGCGTGAGTCCACATGGAGGATCCTTCCACCCGAGCTTCTTGTCAGAACACGCCTTGCAGCGTTTCCAGCCCGGAAGAGAAGGCGCCCCGCACAAGTTGCACGGTTTGGTTGCCGCCGGCTTCTTGGTTTTGTCGACGCCGCTCATTTTGATGCCACCTCCAGAATACGCCGCCAGTGCTTCGGATCTTCCGGCACGAGACGTCCATTTTCGAGGGCCGAAAGTTCCACGGCCCGAAACCCGAGCCGGCTGGCCATGTCACGGAGGGCTATGTTTCGACCACGGCGGATCTCAATGAGACGTTCTGCCTCAGGCCCTATTTTGTACACTGGAGTGAGAATTTCCTCGGACGTGCAGCCACGGGCGCGAGTGACGAACGCCTGACCGCGACGGTGCTCGACGGGAGTGGCGGAGCGGAGTTTCACGGCTTAGGCCACACTTGCTCGAACCTAGACCCGTACTTCTCAACGTACTCGTTGCCGCACTGCCGACACCGAAGCACGTAACCGCGATCGGTCACCGTCGTCTCCAGCGTGTTCTTTTGGGGACTGCACAAGCATCGCGCCTTGCGCCAACGCCACCACGTCCACGCTGTTTGCCACAAGGCTCCGAATATGTCTTTCACGCGTACACCTCCCGCTCGTCCTGGAGCGACCGCATCGCGGCCTCGAAGATGTCGTTCTCCGAGTATCCGTGCTCTCGTAGGAGCTCATTCACCTCGACCTCGGTGGCGCCGTCAAGGAGAGCGATTCTCACGATGTTGATGAGTACACTCCTCTCCTTCATGCCGTGCGGAGCCGGGCACGGCTTGTCCGTGTACCAGTCATGCTCCGCGCAGTGATGCGGAAGAAGCTCGTGCGGACGATTCGAGAACTGCACCTCAACGTCGTCGAGCACGTTGGTGCGCCAGAAGTAGCCTGCCTCCTGGTCGGAAACGAAGGGGTCCTTCACGCCGGCACCCACGAGCTCGGGTACTTCTGGAGCCACTCTTGATCGACGCGGATGTCCCAAGCGCGCTGCACGACGCGGGGGGTTTCACCTAATTTCGGATCGCCGTACTCGACGACATTCGACTCCTTGCGCGCGACGCTTGCGACGTAGGTGCCGTCGCCCTGCTTCCAGAGAATCATGCCGGCGACGTTGATCTTGCGAATTTCTGTAGTGTTCATTTGGGTGGGCTACTCCTCCACGGTGGAAACTTCGGGTCCTCGACCCACATCGCCTTGACGCACACAACCGTCGTACCGAAGCCGACGGCTGCGGTGCCGCCTTGTTTTTCGCAGCGCTCGATCGAGGCGGACTTCCGTTCCGAAGCTTGCGCGTAGGCGCGTTCTTCTTCCGACCGATCGATCTTTGGTGGCTCGGGAGCAACCGTGGTTACCGGAGCAGGAATAGAGGGCGCGGCCTCTTTGACGTGAAAAAGCCACGGGACAAACACAGATGTCGCTCCGATCAACAACCCCAGAACGATCCAATCCACTATCTTCATCTGGCTCTCCCGAGCATCTTCCGGATCCCCGCCCGCTCCCTGTCGAACAAGTCAGCGACCTCGGACACGCTCTTGCCTTCTCTGATGAGCCACGAGTACACCTCACGCCTGGCCGCAACGACCGAGGCCGTGTGCCGACCTTCGTAGAGATCCTGAAGCGACACATGGTGGTTCAAGGTTCGTGACTCGACGCGACCGAAGAGGCCGGTCGTGCGGAGACGTTCCTGGAATTTCGAGAACGAGCGGGTCATCGGTATCTACGCGGCTGCCCCGGGATCTTCGGATCCGGAGAGCGCATCCCCGCCACGATCCCGAGCATTTTCAAAGCTGGATACTTGTCACTTTGGAAGGCCTCCTCGAACTTGCGCCGCTGTCGTTGTAGTCGTCGTCTTCGGTGTCTCATGCTGCTTTTCCTTCTTTCTTCGGGAGCTCACCCTGGCCGCAGAGCCATCGCGCGACATCCTTGAACGCCTCCCGCGTCGTCTGCGCGTCGGCCTCGAACGCGACGTCGTAGAGACGCTCGGCTTCGAGACAATCGTCCATGCTCGGCCAGCTACCGTCGTACGGGCGGTAGAGCCGCTCGGCGTCCTTCTGAGCGACGAGCGCGACCATGGCGTGGGCGTGGAGGTTCACGGGCATCGACACACGGCGACGGGGGATCCTTCGTGCCACTCGATCTTGTGGTGAACGTTCTCGCACTCTTGTCCGCCGCCGTAGTCTTTGGCTATCACCGCCTCGGTGCAGAACGTTGGGCGCATCCACAACCAATCGACGGTCATCATGATACCCACGCCGACGATCGTCACCAGCAAGATGAGTGCGGTCACTCTGTAGATGATTCGAAGCTCGTTCATGGTGTGCCTCCTTCTCGCAGCCGCCGCGCGACACGGAGCAGAATCAGATACCCGAGGAGGTCGAGCACGACGTCCTCGTCCTCTTTCGGGTCGCTCGTCCGGAGCCGCGAGAGTTTGTCGTCGATGCGGACGAGAATCTGTTCCTCGGGGCTCGCCTTGCTGAAGATGCGGGCGGGTTCGAGCGCCGAGTTCCCGTACTTCCGATTTTTTTCGAGAAGCATCTCACGGAGGGCGTCGCATTCCTGAGTGATGTGTTCGGCGGGGGTCATCTAATCTCCTTGAGACATGAGATAGCGACGGTGTCACCACGGGAAGATGAGTACCCAGTGCCTTGCATGAAACCTTTCGCGACGTAACAGACGATACCGTTGGACGTGTCTCGAATTCGACGAACGTGTACGTCGTCAAGACGAACGTCTTGCTCTGCGTAGAGACCAACTCCGTCTGCGTGAGCGACCGACGCCGCGGTGGCTATCATCACGACGATCAGTAGTGTCTTCACGACACCGCCTCCAGTACCGACCTGGGCGCTACGAGCCCCCAGAGTCTCTCCCGGTCTCCCCATTCGAGCACGAACGGGATGAGCTCCCGAGCGATCCACCGCGTCGAGTCTTGCATCTCCGTGAGCACGGAGCAGGCTGCGTCGAGCGGTTCCTTGTTCCCGGTGTACGCGTAGAGCTGGAGGCACGCGACGAAGGCGTTGAGCACCTTGGCGTCGGTGCCGGTGAGGGCTCCGAGGCAGCCTTTGCTGAGTTTCGAGCGCGGATTCTGCTCTTTGATGACCGCGCGAGCCCATTGTTGCCAGGTTTGTTCCTTCATGCCTGCAAATCTCCGAAGAACGACGTGAGTACCTTGTGTATACCCTACGTTTACTTTCGTCAAGTTCTTCCCTTGACGGGCGAGGCAGGTTCCCGGACATTGGGAAGGAAGATCCGGACCCTATCCGACGAAGGAAACATCATGCGCTTCCCGAAAATTGACGACGTCGCAGCCGAACTGCGCAGAATCAATAAAATGGACACCGACGAGGACGACATCGACGTGCGCCTCCAGGTCTACTCAGACGGAGACTGGGCCGTGCGGTGGGGACTGTCGGACTACGACCAGGATCATCGCGGGTATTGGGGCTCTTCCGGCGTCCCAGGCGGCAACCGCCGGTTCGACTCAAAGGCCGTCGCTCGTGACCTGATCGATCAGGCGAAGGAAGCGAAGGCGATGGGCGGGGACGATGAGGGGTTGGATGAGGCGCCAGCGGCCAAAGTCGGCGAAGGACACACCACGGAAATCGTCATCCCTGAAATGGACTGGACCCAGATCAGCGGAGACATGGATCCGGGTCAGTACGGTGCCATCATCGCGACAGGTGATGGCTCAGCGTTGGAGCTCATCGAAATCCAGCCGGTTCGTGAATACGTCGGTAACAAGGATGCGGCCGACGTCGGTTTTCCGTTCTGGTCGAAGGAAGCATACTACACGCTCGAAGATCTCGATCCAGAAGACGAGGATGTGCAAAAAGCTCTCGAATCGATGGATCTGGACATCAGTAACATGGCACCGCCGCAACGCGCGATCATCATCGCGGAAGCGCTCATGCGCTACGGCGTCGGAAGCGACGAAGGTCCCGCAGGATGGTCACAAGACGTACTCGGGGACCGAAAAGTGAAGTGGTGGACAGGCGCGGTCGCCGGAGCTGAGTACATCGCCGACGAGGATGAGGAGTTCCGACGAGAGATACTCGGTGAAGAAGACGAAGAGACCGAAGAAGACGAGGAAGAATAACCATGGCCACCCGCAAATCTAAACCTAGGAAGCCTCCGACCCCACACCGTGCCCCCGCGGATCAAGACGCGGCGACGGAGCTCGTACTCTACATCGAAAACACCTCCGATCTGTCTCCCGACGGTCCGAGCGGTCAGGGCCGGAGCGTGCTTCTGAACGCGCTCCGGAAGTGGCGGAGGGGCACGTACGACCCGACGATGGCGGTGCGCCTGTTCGAGTACCTTACTGAATCCGGAGCGAAACGGTACGCGAAGGAGATGGGCTCCTCCGAGAAGGAGTGGAGCACGATGTTCACCCCAGCCACGCGGCACGAAGCGGCGAAGCAACTCGAAGCGAGCTTCCGTCACGCGGTCGAGCACGGAGAGTACGATCACGTCGATACGAAGATCGGGGTGCGGGAGGGGGTCGAAGCACATCGGCCGGAACGATCCATGACGTATCCACCGTCACCGTCGGGACAGTACGTTCTGAGCCGAGACGGCAAAGAGGTCATGCGGGGTACGGAGCAAGAGATCTGGCAGTGGATGCACCGGAACCACAGTTACAGCATCGACCACGCTCTTCGTTACGAGGGGTACTCGATCACGCCAGCCGAAGGAGCGCAACGTGGTGAGAGTTTCACGCCGGCATTGTCCGGTCAGTACGTAGGACGTCGCGTCGAGATTCTTCACGCTCCGGGAAGCGTATATTTCAAGCCCGGTCAGTTCGGATACGTCGTAGGTCAAAATCAAACCGGAGGCATGCATTTTATTGACGTCAAGCGCACCAGCAGACCCGGAGAGGTAGCGCTACTAATCTCCAAGACACGTGAAATGCGCGGCGGCGCGCTCTGGTTCTCTCTCGAAGGGGTTCGATTCACCGGGCGTGACACGAGAGGGCACGAGGCGCGTGAATCAGTCTCCGAGCGTCGCGACAGATACTCGATGACGTACGGTCAGCTTCCGGAATTCAAAAATTTCGAGCACGACGTTCATACACGAATCAATCCCGAGACAGACGAGCCGTACTGGCCCGAAGGCACAACCTATCCCATGGAACTCGTCTCGCCACGTGAGATCGAACTCGCACGTGAGTTCGGTGGCCTCGATGACTTCCGCACCGAGCGCCACCGAACCGGCCGTCACACTGGTGCAATCGGCTTCCGTGGTAACGAGAAGCAGATCTACGACTTCCTCACGTTCCTCGTGGACCAAGAAGATGCATTCTCCGGCGAGGAAGACAGCGCCGGTAGTCTCGCGTCGTCGATCATGTACACGCTCGGGTACGAGTGGGTCTGAGGTAGCACCATGAACAAATCAGAAAGAAGGCTCGGTTTTGTCGGAGTGAGCCGCCGACCATCTTCCCCACGCGCCAATACATCCCGAAAGCGTCGAGAAGCGCCCGCTGACCCGCGTGCCGTCGAGTTCTTCAAGAAGCACGCCGGTTCTTCGTACGACCCGAAAAAAGAAACCCCCGCACAAGGGCGTCTCCGTGGGGCCAAGGCGCTAGCTCGCGCCGAGGCCGAAGCGACGGCTCGCGGTTGGACCGTCGAATGGGATCACGATCAGAATCCGGATACGTCGTGGATGGACGACGAACAGCTCGCCGATTACGAATCAGGTCGCATCGAAATTTTGGATGCCGTCCTGAAAGATGAAAGCGGCGAGGTACTCGAATCACTAGGTGGCGTGGCACTCAATGCTCGCGGCCCGAGAGATCCATACGGTCGTGTCGTCGAGGCGGAGCTTGCTCTCAAAGCTCTCGGCGAGGAATGACGATGAAGCGACAATTCGGACCGTTGTCATCTCGTAGGGTACGCGAATCTCCCCGCGTCGCCGACTTCAACTCCCTCGACGACCTCATCGCCCACGCCCATCACGAACTCGGTGCGACCCACGTCGTCGTGGCCGGTGCTCACACGCAGATCTTCTTCCCGCGCGGCGGTCAGTATCCGTACGAGGCCGCCAAGGTGTGGCGGAAGGGCGGGTACTGGCACGCGGAGGGCCCCGGAGCCCGGATGGGCGTGAAGACGCTACCCAAAGACGCACAACCGATCGAGGTCGAGGGAGGCGGGCGGAGGGCGGCGGAAGCGCGCCCAAAAGCCTCAGGGCGACGCCCACTACGTCGCCAGTAATCTCGGACGAGGCGATCCTTAAAACGATCCACGACGTCGGCGACAGTGACTACGCCGCGGGGTTCGGTCGTATGAGCACCGAAGATCTCGCAGCGCACTTCGGGATCGATACGACGTACATGCTCAAGCGGATGCAACGTCTCGCTCGGGCAGGCAAAGTGAAGAAGGTCCGCGACATCGTGAGCCGTAAGAGCGGTCGAGTCGTCGGCTGGCAGAAGTGGGAAATGTACTGGGATCCCGAGAACGACCCTTACGTCTAGTACCGCCCATCCCCAGGCTTCTTCTTCCCCGAGGCGAGTTCGGTAGCGTTCGCGAACGCCTCCTGGGCGTCGTGAGCGGCTTGCATGTCCGTCCGCGACGGGGGCCGGATGGGCGTGAGATCCTGGTCGAATTCCCGAAGGCGTCGCTCAAGCGCCGCGAGCTCGATCCGGAGCCCGTTCACCTCCTGACACGCGTCCACGGTCTGTGAGATCACATCCAGGACGTCTTTGCCGACGTTCCCGGCCAGCTTGACCTCCAGCGCGCGGAGCTTCGTACGGAGCTCGCCGACGCTTGTGCAGACCTCGGTCCCTCGCTTCACTTCTTTCAAGAGCGATTGGAACTCGTGCTTCGGGATCGTAATGTACTGAGGCACGATCCCGATTCTACCTGATCCGGCTACCTCGGGTGTCGACGCAACATTTTGATGCACTATCCCTTGGACTTGATCGAGAGGTTCAATTTTTCCGGCCACTTCCGGGCGACGAGCGCCTTCCACTTCCGCTCGCGCTGCTTGAACACCTCCTCGTACCGAGACTCGTGCGCGACGCACGTTTTGCCTGTCCCATAGAGCACGAACGCCTCCGTGTAACCGGCCTTCGAGTTGAGCTTGTTGCAGTAGTGCCAGGCGCGCTTCAGACCTAGCGCCGTCTGCTCGGCGCAGCGGGTGGTTGCTTCAAGATCTTGTCCGGCAAGGGCCTTCCACTCCGAGCGCGTGCGCCAGAGCTGGTGGTGCTGACCGAAACAAATTGCGAGGCCGCCGTCCCCGAGACGTTCTCCACTGTGGAGCTCGGGGTTGAACCGCGTCTCGCCCCAGAACACTACAACCTCCGCCATCGCCATCTGCATCCGGTGGGCGCCTCGCACTTTCTGAAGGCTTGCTTCGACCGCGCGAGCGGTCACTTCCATTCGCGCTTCGTAGTGTTCCTTGGTCTCGTTCCACTTGGGAGACGGAGACGGCATGAGCGAGTAGATCGCTGAGAGGATGTAGGGAAAGAGGTTCATCGTTCAAACGTAGCGACGGGACGAGGGGGTAGTCAACCCGTCAAAGGCGCCCCGATGTCTCCACCGCTCGGGGCCACACGGCTGCACGCGCTAGCCGGGGATCGACTCCCGGAATACCAGACCTAACCGTGCGGGAGTTTTTGAAACGCCCATGGTTTCTTTCGTTGAGCACCGAGCTTGAGTTCTTCTCTGCGCATCGAACGGCACACGTCGCATTCTGAGCGTCGGCTGCGACCGTTCTTGTGGAATGCAGACAACGGAGTCGGCGTGCGACATATGGAACACCGTTTCCATTTCACTTTGGAAACCGATTGGCCACACCCGAGATCTCGTCGTTCACACTGGAAGCTCCGCAATTACATCCCTCTGGGTACCGACATCCAAGCGAATGCTCGGCAGGTTTGACGAGTTCCCAGGCTTCCTTCGCCCACTGCACCAACCGTTCGATCCGTTGGTCACGGAAGGCTAGCTCGGCAGCGATGTCGCTCTTCGAGACGAGCCTCTCCGACGTCATCGCGGCAACGTGCGCTGAGTAGTGCGGTTCGAGCGCGACGACGTCTCTGTATTCGTAGTGTTTCATTCCCGCCCACTCTCCGCGGCATCATCCGCCCGCGCTTGAGCCGCGATCTCATCAAGCGCCGTCGTGAGTACCGCTCGAAGGAACGCCGTCTCGTCGAGGAGCTTCACAGCGTCGCGCGACGGCGGCGAGTTGTAGGGCGCCGATTCAAGGATCTTGATGACGAGTTCCAGCGCCTTGTGCGCGTTCCAGAACGTGTGCTCGGAGTTGCCGCCCGGGTACTCCAGGCGTTTATTGGTCTGCTGGAGAAGTTCTTTGACGCGGCTCATGTGAGTAACCTTGCTCCGTGGTGGTTGCCGGAGAGCATGAACCGGTCGTTGATCTGAACCATCTCGCCGCTCTTTACGAGCTGCCGGATCACGCGCCGGACCGACGAGACGTTCCGGCCGATGCTATCGGCGATCTCGCCGGGCGTGCTCGGTATATTGCGCATCTCCTTCATGTGCTCGATGACGGCGGCGCGGACGGTGAGGACGGGGGCGCAGCGAAGCTCCAGAGAGATGGTCATCCGGTCCACCTGGCGAAAGCGAAGTCTCTCGTACGTAACGCCTCGCGAGCGAGATCGGCAGCGTCCGGCGCTCCATTGGCAATGGTGCGTAGCACGTCCCTCCAAAGATCATCTTCCTTGCCGTGCGCGCTCGCGTCGTCGTCAACACCAATGCGCCCGATCTCGGCGACTCGTTTCTCGACTTCTTGTAAGGTCACTTTTTCTCCCTCGCCCACACGACGACCACATGTGACGGCTTGCCGTCGTGGAAGAGCCCCGAAGCGTGTCCAGCAAGCGCCGCCACGGAAACGATCGTCCAGGGACCTACAAGAGGTTGGCTGTAGCCTGGGTGAACATAGCGAGAGGTCGGCGGCTTAAGCTCACGGTCGCTCGCTGGGTAGATCTCTTGCCAGAACTCGTGGGTGTCCGTGTTCAAAATTTACTCCTCGTTCGTATCGCTCGTTATGTCGATTCCGTTAAAAAAGTAATGCCCACATTCGAAGCACCAGATTACATAGTTCGCGTTTCGAAGGTGCCCGTGGCTGCTGTTGCAGTTCCAACAAGAACGCATGGCAAACGCGTTCTTGTTGTCGCGCATCCACTGATCGGCTTTTGCTCGCGCCTCCTCCTTCGTCACCGCTTCTCCTTCCGCGCCTCCGGGAGCCGCTCCAGCACCCGCTTCACGACCGCGTCGGCCTCGTCGCCGTAGTGGCGCACCATGACCTTCGCGATGGCCTGAGCGTCGTTTTCGTAGCTCGGCTCCGCGACCTTCTTCAGGGCGCGGTCGACGGCGGAGATGACGCGGACGACGAAGCCTTCGGATTGGGGGGCGGGGGTCACGGTTCCCTCTGTTGGCAGCAACGACGCAAACACGTGGTCGGATGCCCCGGATGAGTCGGGTCAACGTCGGCACGATGAACTTGCTGAACCCTCGAAGCCCACTCATGGATCGTGGCTTCTTCGGCCCACTTGGGGCGGCTCTCGTACGAGTCCCAGATCCACTCGGGGTAGTTCTTGGTTGCCATGCCCTGTCCTACGCCTGTACCCCCAACGTTCTTCCTTGTCAACCAAAGTTTGACAGGGAAGATACGACGCGGTACAAGCGTCTACTAGAGCATGACCCGACCCGCTTACGGCGTCCCTGTAACCCTCTTCCTGGCCGGGGTAATTCTGGCCGTCTACGCCGCCGAGCTTGCGGGTGCCGTCGACACCATCGCCGCAGGTTTCATCCCGGCCTCGCCGACGTTCCGGGGTGCCTTCCTGAGCGTCTTTCTCCACGACCCGGACAACATCGCTCACGTCGCCGGAAACCTCGTCTTCTTGGTCCTCTTCGGGACCGTCCTCGAGCCGGTCATCGGGAGCCTCAGGTTTCTGATCTTCTACGGCTCCGCCGGCTCCGCCGGCATCGCCCTCCACTGGTGCGTCGACCCGACCTCGACGCACACCCTCGTGGGTGCCTCAGGCGCCATCTTCGGTGTCATGGCCGTGGCGGCCGTGATCCAGCCGCGTCTGCTCGGGTTCGCGATCGGGTTCATGATTCTCAACATCTGGTATGCATTCCACGGAAATGAGGGGATTTCATTCGGGTGTCACGTCGGCGGGTTCGTGGCCGGAGTTCTGGAAGCGGCGAGTTTGAAACTTCAGGGCGAGTTGACGGAGGAAGCGTGACCCGCAAAGTCAAACAGTACAACATGGCCGGGCGCGCCGGCTGCCTCCAACTCCGCAAAGCGCAAAGCACCGGGACGCTCGTCGGGATCTACAACTCCGATCAGGCTGGCTTAAACACAGAAAGCGGTACCTGGTCCGTGGTGTGCGAGGAGCACGGGGCCATCCTCGGGTGTGAAAAACAGGGCGACGCGCGGGCTCAGGCTGCGGACCCGCAAGGCTGGTGCGAAGGATGCCGACAATGATGAACATCACTCCCGAACAAGCCAAGGCCGCCGCCCGCATCTTCGAGCTCTTCAACGATTGGCTCGCCCCTGGTCGCACATACTGCATCGAAATGACGCCCTCCGGACGGGTCGTCGTGCGACTCACACGCCCCGATGGGGTCTGTCTGATCTTCAACGGCGCCGACGTGCAAGACGCATGCGCGCAGGCCGCTCAAACACTTTGGTGTAACGAAGGAGAGGAACCATGAAATACACGATCATTCTCACTTGCTTGATGTTGCTCACCGGATGCGCCGATCACGTGAGCTTCGTCGTTGCAACCCCGCGCGAACTCGTCGGGTTCTGGTACGGCCTCTGGCACGGGATGTTGCTCCCGTTCTCGTGGATCGTCTCACTCTTCGACGATAGCGTCGCGGTCTACGCGATCTACAACAACGGTGGCTGGTACGACTTCGGTTTCGTACTGGGTATCGGCACATTGGGTGGCGGTAGCCGGAGCACGCGACGATGAAAAAACCACCCGCTCTCACCACCCACCGCGGCGACGAGATCGAACGCGTGTCGCTTCAGCGCCAGATCCAAGAACACCTCCACGAGGTCGAGATCGCCAACGCCGAAGGGCGACGCGACGACGTGAGCGATCACCTGGAGGCCGCCTTCGAGGCGAACGGGTACATCGTCCGGCTCGATCGAGCCGTCATGATCGCCGCGCTCACCCGGCTCCGAGAGGCCGGCTTTCACACAACCCCAGGCGGAAGGGCCTGACCGATGGCGACCGAAAAGACAATCCAAACCGCGTTTCGACTCCCCGAATCGCTCATCAAGGAACTCGACGAGCTCGCCGCAGAGATGTCGACCCGAGAGATGACCTACACACGGGCCGACGTGCTTCGCATGGCGGCCTCCAGAGGGCTCGAAGAGATCAAGTCCAACCGGAGGAAGAAGCGATGAGCCTAGATCTAGAGGTCACGTTGAACCGGTTCGGTTTTCAACGTGTCGCCGAAAACAAGCTGCAACTCGCATGTTTTCGAGTCGCTTGGTGGCGCGTACCAGGAAAGCACTCAATCGGCATCGAGATGAATTGGAGGACGTCTTGAGCGACCACCTACGCGCCGAATTCCAGGCCATCCGAGAGTCGCTCTCTCGCTCGATGGCCCGGGGCCGCGTCGTGTCCGAGAGAGACATCGACGAGGCCGTCTTGACGCTGGAGGAGATCAAGGAAGCGCTCACCGTGCTCCCAACACTCGCCAAGGCGGAAGCCGTCGCGTCGAGCAAGCTCCTCCAGACGGCGCTCACCGACATCGTGTGGCGGCTCAAGAATCGGAGGCGGCTATGAACGAGATATTCAAGGCTCTAGAAGAACTCGCGACGCTACGAGTGTTCATCAGGCGTCTCAGGAAAGTTCTCGGTGGAACCACCGCTTCACTAGATGAGATCATCGAGATAGTTGAAGAACTTCGAGTCGAAGGAGTCCCATGACCCGCAAACGGGAACTCCGATGACACCCACCGTCATTCCCCTTGACGCACACAAGTACGCGCCCGTGCTTCAGCTCATGATCGAGATCATCGGCAAGGAACAGAACACGACCTTCGAAGACGCGATGAACCGCGCAGCGCGCGAACTCAAGCTCGAAGTGCCGGCGCACATGCAAGACAACATCCTCCGGGCCGCGTACCGCATCATCGCGACCGGAGGGATCCCTGGAGCACCCGAAGCATGACCGCAAAAAGAATCTGGATCGTGATCCGCCCCTCCGGGGAACGCTTCCATGTCGACAAGGAGCCCGACGGCGGCATCGTCGAGTGGGCGAAGGGGCTCGACGTCACCGTCGAGGAGTACGAATTTAAGGGGCACGTGAAGAAGGTGGCGGCAAAGCCGACGCTCCGAAAAACGTCCGTACCCACGCCCACACGACCTTGAGACGGCTCATTCGAGGATCTTCCAGGTGTGCCCTCGATCACGAGCTTCGGCGGCGACGTCCGGCCATCGCTCCCCGATGATCTTCCACGGTTTAGCGCGCTCGTCGGCGCTGTACGTGCAGACCGCCACACGCCCGGCGATGACGAGGATCCGGTACGTGTACTCTTCTGCTCGCGCCTCGACCCAGAACGCGGTCATACCCGCCAACGTCCTCTCATCCATAGCCGCACGCGCATCTTCGTTTTCTTGATTCGTTCTACGGCGCGCTTTGCTTGAACCTCAGTTGCGAACTCGAACTCCAAATCGCGCATGCCGGTAACGAGGGACATGCCGGAGCCGACTGAACGCGTCCTTGCGGCTTTCTCTATGGCGCGATCCCTGTCGATGTCGAAACCTCGATAGGAACATTCCACCGCCCAAGGGCGCGCTCGGGGCGGGAACGAGAAAACGTATTTGCTCTTTTTCTTCACCGCCTACTCTCCGCTCGCGCCTTCTTGATGAGATCGGAGATGACGCTACCAGCGGCCTTCACGCTCGGGTTATTGACCGTGTCGTAGATCGTTTTTGCCGCCTGGACGACCGGAGAGCCCGCCAGAGCATCGATCGGGCTATCGAGGAGGTCGTACCGCTTGATGAGCTTGCAAGCCCGAAGGGCGGCCGTGGTGGCCTCGTTCGGAGGCGTCTTCGAGTGCGCGGCGAGCTTCACGAGCTTTCGGACCTTGGCGGTGGCCTGCTCGCGGGTGAGAGCGGTCATTCGTCGTCATCCTCGTCGTCGTCATCGTCGTCATCGTCCGGGTCCGGCGTCGACTCGGGCGGGGGCTCCGAGTCTTTCTTCTTCTGCTTCGGAACGCCGCAGAAGCGCTCCAAAAACGCGTCCGATAGCTCGTCGGCAACCGCGCCGACGTACTCCGTCACGTCCTCGACGTCTGTGTCAGGCTTGCAGCGCAGCCCTTCGAGGGCCGAGCGTGCGAAGCCAACCCACAGTTCGCGTTCCTCTTTCTCCGTGATCATTTTCTTTGCGGCCATTGTTGCTCCTTCATGAAGGTCGTGAGACGTGTGTCGATTCCTCGGTGATGCGAAGCTCCGCGTCTTCCGGTAGGTACTCTTTGAGCACTGTCAACGCGATTTCGACGCCGCGCTCGACGGTGCAGCATTTGTTCAACTCTTCAGAGAAACCGCCAGGCTTTCCATTGCCCGTACCATCGTAGAAGATTGGCTTGTCGCCACAGTCGAGGCGTTCAGAGCCATCAAATTTGGATGGTGGTGGAGGCGTTCCGTACTGCACGAAGCGCCCCGTGAGTGGGTTCTGGATGATGACGAAGCACCGAAGCTCGCGCGGCGACTCGGCGAGCCGTTGGAGCGCCGCGTGGATCGGTTCTCGGGCGTCGGAGAGCTTCACGGTGCCCAGATCCACGCTGGAGTCAGCACCGTCGCCCCGTTCGGACGATAGACGACGGACCCATGTTTGACGGTCACTGTCGAAAGCGGACCGACGGTATAGATCGGGTACATGATCTCCGTGCTCGCTCCGGGGCGATTCACGACGGTATTTCCTCGCAGGTACAAGGATCATGCTCGACACACCCTTCGAGCCACGTCTTGGCGTACTCCTCTGCCTTGGCGAATGCCTCCGCGACCGTGCCGAACTTACCGAGATTCTTGTGGGCGTGATCCTGAAAGACACTCTCGGGTGAGTCAGCTGTTTTGTGGAATTCGAGCGCCATGACCGCCCATCCAATGAGTTCGTGGGTTTGGACGATTACACCGAGACGACGATCACCGCTCGTGACCGACGCCATGAACGACGATGAGCTCGTCCACCGCAACATTAGGCTGCGGCCTTGCGGAAGAGCTTCGGATTATTCTTCCGGAGAGCTTGGGCAAGGAGCGCTCGGATCACGACGCTCATTTTCACTTCTTCCCCCATCGCCCGACTCATCCGTTTCTGTTCGCGCTTGAGCGCGGCGCGGTACTCGTTCGGCACCCGAAAAGCAACGGTGTCGTTTTTCACTTGGGTAGGAGTACCCAAGGTTTGCAATGTTTGCAAGCGCCATTTTTTCTCACTAGGGGATCTTGACCCGCCACCCCGCGTAGGTCTACGCTGACCCTTCCAACCGTCGATTGAAAGGTAGCTGGACATGCTCCGAGCGAACCGGGAGACTTTTCTTTGAACTACCGAGGGATGCAGGCCGAGATCGTCGAGATCTTCGCGGAGGCAGCTCTCCTGGGGCCGAAGAGGCCCGAGTTCTACGTGATTCGAGGCACTAGAGCGCCGAAACTGAAAGCGACTAAGAAGCCACGTCCGCTCCGCCGCGTCGGTCGCGACGTCATGGCGCACTTCGGGCGACGCTGCGTGAACTGCGGAGCTGACTCCCCAACGCACCGATGCCCGGTGGTGGTGGCGGCGGAATGAGCCGTCAAATCCACATCAACGGCCGGGGCGTCAAAGTGACGCGAAGGCGACACTTCGCCGCGAACTGGGACGGCTCCTACGGTTACGGAGCAGGCAGAGCGCATCCGTGCGTCGAACACGTAGCGTGCGACTACTGCGGTGCTCGTAAGGGGAAGCTCTGCATCGGAGCACACGGAGTTCATTTCGATACTCACGTTAGTAGACGTGACGCGTTCACGAGACTGAAGAGGGTTCAATGAGCCGGAGGAAACGTTCCCGGAAGATCCGTTCGGCGCATCGACGTGAGCGGCGGATCGAGCGCTGCGAACAATTCGAAAAGAACAAGGCCATAGTCGACGATCTGATGATGCGCGAGCGTGTACGTCGCACGATCAACTCGTCGGATTTGCCAGACAGCGTGAAACGAGCGATCGGTTTCATGGTCTCACCAGCTGGACAGTTGAACGAGGAGATGCGGCGCATCGTGGAGGAGAAGAAATATGGCTCATGAAGCAGTATGCAAATCGTGTGGTTCAACGGCGGGGTACACCTACCAAACACGGTGTGACGGATGCGGGGTCGTTTTTGAAGAAGAGCGCGGAACAGCATCGTGCGCGCCGCTCGTTCTTCCAGATCGAGCCAATTCATCAACCCTTTGCCCTAACTGCAAAAAGCAGGTGCTGTCAGCCGTCGAGGAACTCCTCCTGAAGTGCGCCCGCTGCGGGCACCTCAGAAGCGAACACAACGCCTCGTGTTTGCGTCTCGGAAAAGAGATTGAACCGGGTATCCGCGAGGCTTGTGACTGCAAAGGGTGGGTGGCGCCGTGAAGATCAGACTAGGTAACGCGCAAGGAACATTCATCGAGACTTCGAACGAGGTGACCCTCTTCGACGTCTTCTCTGGCGTCGGGATCCAGACTGATGCGGGCCTCTTCGGTATCGCTCAGCGGGATGGCGGCATCGAGGTCATGCTCGAAGGGAAAACTCTGGCGACGTTCGTCAGCAACGAGAGTTTGGGCGGAGAAGTCTGGAAAGCGGCGAAAGAACAAGCCGACGCTCTCGTTGGTGTCGACACACCGGAAGCCGCGTTCCGTCGTGGGCAAGAGGCAGCACGGGCTTCTGTCATCAACATGATCGAAGACCCAGGCAGATGGCGCGCAGGGGCGTTGTCTTCCTCGTTGATCGCCTCGGTCTTTGAGGTTGCCACGAAGTCTGGATACTACCCACCGCCTCAGGCTGAGCCTCATCTCTCGATCGAGGAGTGTAAGCAAGAGATCCGAAAGTTGAAGCATTCTCTGGAAACGGTCTGCGAACAACGAGACGTGCTCATCGAAAAATTTATACCGGAACACCATCAAGCGAACGCGCGCGAGCTGGTTAACCACATCCACACCGAACGGAAGAAGTTGTGAAAACACGCTGCAACCATTGGTCTGGTTGGTTCACTATTCAATCTGCGCATCACAGTGAAGTGTTACTTGGCTCTTTTCAGGCACCAAAAATGCAGTGGTGCCGCGAATGTGGTTCCGTTCAGGTCAACGGCGAGTGGATTCCGCCCGACTGCGCAACGGTTATTGGCGAAGATGAAGCCAGCCCCGATTTCGAAAAAATCGTGTCTGCTATCGAAGAAGCGTTCAACGACACGACTGAAGAATATCTCAACAAACATCCCGACGACGCTTACATCCAATTCGCCACACGGCTCGCCCTGCGGCTTGCAGAACGAAGCATGGCGATCAAGAGGACATCATGAAGACTCGCTTCAAGATCGGCCCCTGCCTCGGTAACGGTAGGCACGCAGCTCTCGTCGAGAAGGACGGGCAAGAGCACGAGACGACGATCAAGATCGCTTCCGAAGGAACGACGGTCGCGCCGGGTGAGTCTCTCATACAACTCGCAGCCCCGGACAACGAAGGCTGGCACGACGGGACCGTGCTCTTTCACAACGGGCCGGCGCAGGTTGCGACGCCTGCGTATCGAGAGGGTTACGATCGGATTTTTGGGAAGAAGACGGAAGTGGGGATCGCATGAAGGACAAGGAACTGATCGGGGCCACGGTCGAACTTCTTCAAGACATCCGTACTATAGGCGGAGACGTTTTCAAGAAGGGCGACCACATGAAGATCTACGGCGCATGGCGCGGTCGTTTTCAACTCCACGCGCTTACGCCTACAGGTCGTGTTCGCGTTCGACGGGGCTGCGCTCCCGGAGTCAGACAAGTCGATCGCCGAAAGTTCATCGTGATCAGATCGGGATAGGAGCAGACAAATGGAAGTCGACATCAGAAAGCATCAACCGGTCCGTGAGGACGTGCGCGTAGGGATCGCGGCGCTCCGCGTGCAGGGGCGGCAGATTTGGGGGAGCACGCGCCACGAGCTGCCCGACATCGTGCTTCGGCTCATGGTCGGCGTCGGTGACCTGGCGCGAATTCAACGAGATTACCCGTTCTTTCGTACCGGGAAGGTCTCCGAAAAATCAGTCACGAGCGAAGAGACACGCGAACTCAAGAAGGAGCTCGGCAACCTCATCCTCTCGTCGATCCGCTGGATCGACGATCTCGGACTCGACCTGCTCGAATGTCTCGATCTCGCTGTCGAGGCGCAAGAGAAGTTCGCGAAGAGCGGGAGGCCACGATGAGCGACTTCACCCCCTCCGCCGCCGACCTCGTCAACGGCAAGAACCAAGCGCGCGTCGCCGCCTGGATCCTCGAAACGTTCGGCATCGAGTTCCTCCGGAACGGTCACGAGCGGACGCTGCGTGCCGTCGAGGAGGTCGTCGAACTGGCGCAGGCCGCGGGCGTCCCTAAAGAAGTCGTTCACCGCGTCGTCGACTACGTGTTCTCTCGCCCCGCCGGAGACGTCGAGCAAGAGATCGCCGGCAGTCTCGTCACGATCTACGGAGCCGCGACGGCGCTCGGGGTCGACGCGCAGGGGGAGCTCGACAAGGAACTGGCGCGTATCAACACGCCGGAGGTCAAGGAGCGGTGCCGCAGGCGCCAGGCTGAGAAGCGTGCGGCGCTCATTACGGGGGACTCGTTCAAATGAGCGACATCATCGACGCTGCCCAAAAGGCCATCGGGATCGAATACGGGCAGCCCATACCTTTGCTAAAAATGGCACCCCCGGCAATCTGGGCCCGGGAAACGTTCGGACACGGTATCCCTGACGAAGCGCTCGACACGATCGACACCATTCTCGCCGCCTCCGAAGAACTACACGAAGACAAGGTCCGCACACTGTTGCGCAAGATCGCGTCGACACGTCGCACCCGCCACATCCCCCGCGACGACGGCAAGCCGTACATGACTCGGTACGACATCCACGGGTGGATGCCGGAGGACGGCGAGGACAAGAAGTACCCGCTCTCGATCTACCTGCACCGGTTCCACACACCAGATTACGACGAGGCGCCGCACAGTCACCCGTGGGCGTGGGCGAGGTCGCTGGTGCTCACGGGCGGGTACACCGAACGGCGAATGTCCGAAGGTGTTCTCGTCGAGTCCCGTGTGAAAGCCGGCGACCTCAACCGCCTCGAACCCGACGACTACCACATCATCACCGAGCTACACGGCGAGACGTGGACTCTGTTCTCCGTGGGCCCGAGGCTCGGCACGTGGGGCTTCTGGGTCGACGGAAAGCTCGTGCCGTGGCGCGAGCGCATGCGGCAGCGGGGGCTCAAGCCGGAGTACTGATTGGTCATGCGTGCTATGCTCATCTTCCACGAACGCCTCGCGCGTTACCCCCACGGCTCCCGACGGTTGGAATTGTCGGAGCCGTGGGGTTTTCTTTTTGAGTGAGGGGCCATTGATCACGATGCTTGACGTCGCGCTCGTTTACATCGAGCACCGCTTGGCGACCGTTCCGATCCCATACATGCAGAAAGGGCCGGTGATCCCAAACTGGTCTGATCTTCAGATCACTCGCGAGACGGCGCCGCACTACTACAACGGCATCCCACAGAACATCGGCGTCGTCCTTGGATCGAAGTCCGGAGACCTCGTGGACGTGGACATCGACTGCCGGGAGGCTCTTCAGCTCGCTCCGTACATGCTTCCGGATACGTGTCGGTTCGGTCGCGACAGTAAACGCGCGTCACACTGGCTCTATTACTCTCCGATCCTGAAGCACACGAAGTTCGAAGACCCGAACATCAAAGGCGAAGGTCAGACGATCATCGAGCTCCGCGCGGACGGCGTACAGACCGTGTTCCCCGGGAGCACGCACCCGAGCGGGGAGTTCATCGACTTCGAAGAAGATTGGGGACTAGAAAAGACCGCCCAGGTCGAGCGCGAAAAACTTGAAACTGTCGTCGGCAAACTCGCCGCCGCGGCCCTCCTCGCCCGGTACTTCCCGGCGAAGGGGCGCCATGACTTCTGTCTAGCCCTCGGCGGGGGCCTTCTCCGGGACGGGTGGACCGTCGAAGAAGCCGAGCCGTTCGTTGCCCTCGTGGCCTGGGTGGGCGGCTCTGACAGCCCCAGGCAGCGCGCCTCGACGGTCCACGGTACGGCGGAGAAAATCAAGGCAGGAGAGCCCGTCACCGGGTGGAAGCGCGTCTCTGAGCTCATCGCGGACCGTCCTCTCGGCGGGGGCGTCGGGGGGAGGAAGTTAGTTGGACGCGCACGGAAGTGGCTGCCGGCGACCAAGAACGAGATTGACAACACGAACAAGATCCAAATCACCGTCGGCTTCGACGAGCTCGAAATCGCCGACCACATGATTTCCGCGCTCGGGACGCTCCCGAACGTCTACAACCGAGGGTACAAGCTCGTGCAGATCCTTCGAGATTCTGTTGAGACGAAAGAGGAGGAAATCACCCGGGAACCAAACGCTCCACGGATCACCGAAATGCCGAAGGTACGGGTACGAGAACTTGTTTCCCACTTGTGTAACTTCGTGCGTTGGAAGACTGGTCAAGACGGCGAGCCTGCACTCATTCAAGTTCCTGTCCCGGATGAACCAGTGGCAGCCCTTCACGCTCGGGGCGAGTGGCCCAAGATCAAACCTCTCGGTGGCATCGCAGAGTGCCCTGTGTTTCGTCCCAACAAAACCATTCTCGACGTTCCTGGATACGACGAGGCAACCGGGATCTTCTACGAACCGAACGCTGACTTTCCGTCCATCCCCACTGAGCCGACCCTCGACGACGTACAGAATGCCATCGCAGAAATCTACGACGTCGTGCAGGACTTCCCGTTCGAGAACGACGCTCATCTCTCGGCGTGGTTCGCGCTCCTCCTCACACCGTTCGCGCGACCTACGATCAACGGCAGCGTCCCGATCGGGCTCTTGAACAAGAACAACCATGGCGTCGGAGGAACGATGCTGGCGGAGATCATCGGAGAGATCTTCAGCGGAAGATCTCTCCCGTGCATGCCGCTCGCGAACGAAGACGAAATGCGGAAGCGTCTTCTCGCCCTCGCGGTCGCGGGCGATCCGATCGTCCTTCTGGACAACGTGAAAGGGACGCTCGACTCCCAAGTTCTCGCGCTCACAATCACGAGCCAAACGGTTCAGGACCGGCGCCTCGGGATCTCTCAAATGGTCCCGATGCCGATGCGCGCTCTCTGGCTCGTGAGCGCGCAAAATCTCGTCCTCAGTAACGAGCTTGTTCGTCGCGCCCTTCACGTCCGTCTCGAAACGACTCTAGAGAAGCCTGAGGAGCGTTCGGACTTCAAGTACGACCCACTCATCCCGCACATCCGAAACGTGCGTCCGAAGCTCGTGAGCGCAGCGTTGACCGTTCTCCGCGGGTACTTCGCCGCGGGCAGCCCTCCTCAAAAACTTCCGGCTTGGGGTTCCTTCGAGCAGTGGTCGAACGTCGTGCGTGGAGCGCTCGTATGGGCGGGCATGAAGGACCCTCTCGGCGGTCGAGAAGATCTCACCGAGACGAGCGATTCGGAGACGAGCGCTCTCGAACGAGCCCTCATCGCGTGGGAGGGACTCGGGCGTCCGATGCTCATCTCGGAGGTCTTGCACGAGATCCAGATGGGGTCTTTCGCCCACACAGAACTCAGAGAAGCGCTCGCAGAGCTGTGCGATCACCCCGCGGACAGGCTCACAGCCTCGATTATTGGGGTCCAACTCAAGAAATATCGTCGAAAAAACGTCGGTGGACGCCGTTTCGACACGAAACCCAAACAAAAACACGGAGTTCCTTGGTTTGTCAGCCGAATCGGGTGACGCAGGTGACGGAGCGATGGTGCTGTTTTGGGTGACGCAGTCGACGCAGGTGACGCAGTTTCAGAGGCGTTGGCGGAAACGGTCGGTCCGGGTGACGCAGGTGACGCACCCCCAATCCCGGTTTGTAGAAAATTTCCTGATCAGACGACCAGGGCGACCGAAATCTCCAACGGCCTCTGAAACTGCGTCACCTGCGTCGACTGCGTCACCTGGGCGACCTCTTTGGACGGGACGCTTCGAGAGCACTGCCACCACTCGAAGGAGCCGTTGTCCACACAGGGCGACCCGCAACCTTCGCATCGGTGACGTCGCGAATCTGCCCACGCGACGAGGAGCACGGGCGCGCAGATGATGAGAGCGAGAACGACGACCGCCAGGACGCTCAAGAGGAAGGTCATCATCGGCGTACACCTTTCGCTTTCACGATACTCGTACGTTTCTGCCACGGCGTGCGCATCCCGAGGAGGGCGTTGATCTGACGACACTGGCACCCAGAGCTGTCGATGCAGCGCATCGCGCGGTATGAACCCCACGGTTTCAGATCATGATCGAAACCACAGAGAATGCACGCGTCCGATGGCAACTGGATACCGTCGGACTTCGTCGCAGCGACCGCCGCTCCAATGGCGGTGAAGAATCCACGACGGCTCACCACCGGAGCACCGTCAAACGCTTCGAACTTCTCGTGCAAGCTGTATATAACCATTTGCGCCAGCTCGCATCGTCGACAGGTCCAGGGCGTTCGGCACACACGAGAAGATCATCGAACGCCGAGCCTTGCATCTTGTGGACGGTCATCGCGTAACCGAAATCGAAGAGCGTGCCCATCTGATACCAGGCGTAGATCCCTGCCTCCTTGTTCAACTCTTCGAGGCTCCCGAACGTCTTGTCACGGCCGAATTGGGCCATGAGCATTGAGTACGGGCGAGCTCGGATCTCGTCCTCAGGGAACTCGATCTCTCCTTTGATATGGGTCCGGCTCTCGGGCTGCGTGTTCGTCGTGAGGACTCCGCGCATTCCGTTCGAGACGGGCTCTCCTCCGGGGTTCTTCATGTTGCGGAGACACACGAGGTGCTCTCCGGCCGCTGGGAAGTCGGTCCGTGAGAACCCGCGCACCTGCCGCACGAGGTCGTTCAGACCCACGCGCTTTCGGTTTGTGTAGACGGCGAGGCTCATTTCGAGAAGACGTTCCGGCGAGGCGCCTGCGTAGCGCGATTCGATGAACCGGCCAGCGTCGCGAAGGCTCCCGAACTGCACCGCATCCCCGGGCATCTCGCGTGG